GTCCGGTCACGGCGGCCACCAAGGTGCGGCAGGCGCTCGATGCGGCGGTTAGCGCGCAGAAAGGCAACCCCGGTAAGAACTACCGCGCACCGTTGGTGTCGAAAAACCTCGATGACGCTATCGACGCGCTCTACCGGGCGCTGGGTGATGCGTCGCCCGAGGCACAGCAGGCGTTCGACAAGGAGATGGCCGAGGCTGAGAAGAAGCGGCAGGAGGCTGAAGAGCGCGCGGCGAGCAAGGGCAAAAAGGCGGCTTAGCCTTCTTACCCACAAGAGTAACCTCGCGTCCCTCCCCAGTGACGCGGGGCTTGGCGGCGGTAGAGTTGGGCGTTCAACCCGCTAACTCTTCCGCCGCTTTTTTGTGACCACAACTATCAACAACGCGCATGCTCTAATGACACTCTAACAAACGTATGCGCCCCTTCATAGCGGCCCCATATCTACTTGCCGCAAGTAGACAAGTCACTCAACAGAGTAACGAACGCATTAGACCACAGCTTAGGCTCCACGGTAGCGTTCGACCATCGCTGACGCGCGTCGATGATTGTAGACGTTAAACCAACCATGCAGCCATGATGTGACATGCTAGCTCTGTCCAGCGAACCTAAGACCGCGCAGAGGGCCGCGATACGTCCTCAACCTTTTCTCTAACCCACGAGAGTACCAATGATCCGCGCCCCAATGCACATCTTTAATCGCATGCCGGTTAGACGACCGGACGATATGCCGATGACCGCCACGGTCGAGCGGCAGCGCAAAGGCGTGTACCTCGTGACCCTCAAGTTCACCAAGTCGGGCCGCATCTATGACGAGTTGTGGATGCACGTGGCCACCGTGAAGGCCGCACGCGCGGGAGCGCTCAAGCTGTACCCAACTCTGAAGTGGAAAAAAGGCTAAGGCTATGAGATGGGTAATTATTAATAGCGATAACGCGCTACTTTACTGGTCTAATGCTTGCGGCTGGGTTACTGAGGACTACGATACGTTTTCTGACGAGGAGCATGATACACTCTCCCTGCCGATGGGCGGCAAATGGAAGTTAGCGCCGTGGAGCAAGAAGCAATGACGAAGAAGGACTACACCGCGCTGGCGTTGGCGCTCAAGGCTGCAATGCCAAGGTACGCTGGCGACAAGGATCACGCGCACTATGCGCAGCACTGCGACGAGTATGGGCAATGGTGCCGCGACGTGAACGCTGTGCTTGTGGTGTGCGCCAAGGACAACCCGGCATTCAGCAAGGGTAGGTTCATTGCCGCCTGCGGCGTGCCGAACATCTTGGATAAGTAACTCACCGGAGTAACAGGATGCTATGGTTGTACGATAGCCGTGATCGCGCGCATGGCAAGCGCAAGCTGCATATCCTGCCGCTGACCGGCGAGGGCAAACGCATGGCATGGGATATTGTTCTCGCTGCCGAAGTTCCCAACGAGTACGAGGACTATAAGTTTCTTGCTGACAACGACAAAGAGGAGGACTGTGGTCTGTTCAACGACTACTGGGCCGAATACGGTTGGTTGCTCATGTCGGTAGACCCGAATGCTGTAGTGCCGCTTGACGCCGAGGTCGTGTGATGCTGTGGCAAGTGACGCTCACCATTGAGGTGGAAGCCGACGACCACGAGGGCGCGCTGCGTGAAGCATGCAAGCTGGACGACAGCGTGGTCTGTTGCTGCGCCATCCCGTACAGCGATGAGGAGCGCTTGCGATGGCACATCGTCAACTATCACAAAACCGATACGCCCGAACACGACGAAGGCGAGTAACGCGAGTACAACCTATAAGTGTGTTGACAAGCGTTGACACGTATGCTATGCAATTCTGTGTGGCATTACCCAAGGGAGTAACCTTTATATGACTGACGTTGGCAACACGGCGCGCGATGCTTTGATCGCTCGCACCGTGCGCTGGGCTGAGACTGAGGGCTTGCATCCACGCGCACTCGACTACGCGCGCAAATACGCAAACCTCACCCATGCCGGGCTACGGATCATTTCGGCCTACGAGACGGCGGCGGATACTGGCGACAAGGCCGCCATCGCCGTCGCGTGGGATAACACCATTCGCTACATGCGTACCATGAAGCCCGCTTTTGAGGACAGCGGACGCAAGGTCGCATAAATAGACGGCGGCTCTAGCACCCCCGCGCGAGCCGTCTAGGGACGGCAGAGGCAAACAAGCCCCGTCTTTGCCGTCCCGTCTTTCCCTCTAACCCACGAGAGTAACGTACCCATGAAGCTTAATCAACTGGAAGCGCGCTTGCCTGCGATGTACTACGCTGCATTGGAGGATGGCGGGCCATCGTATCTAGTGCGCAGCCGCCCCGGCAGGGGTAAGACTAGCATATTTAGGCGCTACAAAAAGATCATGAAGCGCGTGGACCCCGCTGGCAAGTGGGGCTTTGCCTTGATCAACGGCGCTAACTTCACTTTGATGACCGGCATGGGATTTATGGTCCCGAGCAAGGACGCCAAGGGGCGTGAGGTGAGCAAGTTCCAACTGCCCTATTGGTATCACGACTACGATGAACCCGAGAAGACTCTGGACGAGTACACGGGCGGCATCCTGCTCATAGACGAGTATGACAAGCTGGGGCTGGACGAGAAGAAGATCGTTGGCGAGGCGGCGCTGAGCAAGATGTTGGGCAACCATCGCCTGCCACCCGGCTGGGTTGTGATGTTCGCTGGCAACTTGATGACCGATAGGTCTGGGTCCACGCGTGACTTGGATCACATGGTCATGCGGCGGATTACGTTGGACGTGACCGATGACGTGGAATGCACGGTCGAGTACTACCGTTCGATCAATGTGCTGCCGGAAGTCATCCAGTTCGCGGAAGAGAACCCGCAGTTATTGTTCGAACCGCAGCCCGAAGACCAGCGTCCCTGCTGCTCGCCGCGCACCCTGCATCAGACGGACATACACTTGAGATCGCTGATGAGCGTGTTCGACACCACTGAGATCCCGACCGATCCGCTCACTCAGGAGGAGATCAGCGGCGGTATTGGCAAACCAGCCTGTGCGCAACTGGTCAAGACGATCCGCTTGGGTCAAGAGCTGAAGCCGTACGAGGAGTACATCGCCAACCCGAGGACGGTTACTCTGCCGAGTAAGCCCGATGCGCAACGGCTCTTGTCGTATAAGATCGCGGCGCGGGTGAGCGTGAAGGACGCCAAGGCGGCGCTGGAGTTTATGACCCGCATGCCGGAAGAGCATCAGGTTATGTTTGTCCGCATGGCCATCCAACGCAACTATCAACTGGCGTTCGAACCGCACGTGGCCGAGTGGTGCGCTAAGAAGACGGCGCTGATCGCGGTGCTTAATCGCTACAAGGTCGAGGATAAGTGAGCACCCTATCGCGGCGCATCCCCAAGCACTTGCTGCCCATCGACACCGTGCCAAAGCTATTCGAGATCAAGCACCGTTCGATGAGGCTGCGGCGCATTGCGCTGGAAGTCACACTATCCGAAACCCTTAGCTCCATACGAGGTGATACTATGCGATGCGTATTCGAGACAAGACTGAGCGTGGACATCGACGTGAACGATGACGCGCTGAAGAAAGCGTTTATCGACATGGTGACGCAGACGGCGCGCAACATGTACGGCCCGACCGTGATGCTGGCGAAGAACGCGCCCACGATCAGCGTGAGCATGGCCTCGCGCAACGGCAAGGTGGACATCCCATTGTTCGAAACGGTTACTCAAGAGAGTGACGATGACTAAGCGCCGCCCAACTCGTCCCGAGTTCTTCCCCTGCTGGCTCAAGAACGAGCAAGCCGAGGTACGACGGTGCGGACGACGTGTCTACGGATACGACCGCCGCATGGTCCTCATCAAAGGTCCGCGCACATTCGAGCAAGCGTTCCGCGCCGCCCGCGCACTGGGGTTGAGCGGACGCTTGGATATCTTCTGCACCTAACCCAAGAGAGTAACAATGCCCCTCGTTCAAACCGACATCAAATCGCCGGTCGCTGGCGACAGCGGCAAGTGGAAGAAGCTGAGCCTCGACGCCATCCGCAATCAGCTATGGGCCGAAACCAAGGCTGGCATGCTGTGGGCTGTCCCCTCCTATGCCGACATCTGGTTGGCGATGATGGTGGACCGCGACGGCGAGCAAGCTTGGTTCACCGACCAAGTGGAGACTGCCGCCACCGACGATAAGTTCCTCTACATCAACATGGATTGGTTCTTCAAGCTCACTCTCGATGAGAGACTGTTCGTCGCCTGCCACGAGATCGCGCACGCCATGTATGGCCATGCCGGTCTGTTCTACATGCTTCAGAAGGCCGAGGAGATCCGTTACTCAGATGGGTTAGTCCTGCCAGCCAACGGCGAGCTTCTTAATATCGCTGCCGACTACGTGATCAACGATCAATTGGTTCAGGCCAAGATCGGCAAGATGCCTGATGGCGGACTGCACTGGCCGCAACTGATCAACGGCGACATGGGCGTGCTCGACGCTTACCGGCTGCTGTACAAAATCAACAAGAGCCGAGGCCGCAAGCCCGGTGACAAGCGAGGTGAGCAAGAGAGCGATCAACCGGGCGGCGGTAAGCCAGTGGACGATGCGTGCAAGCGCACCACCAAGGCTGGCACAACACAAGGCGAGGGCAGCGGTAAAGCGTTCGACAAAGTCTTAAAGCCGGGCGACGGTTCCGGCAAGAAGCCCAACAAGGCGATGAGCGAGCGCTCGCAAGCCGAGTGGGATACGACAGTCAACGCGGCGATGGAGAGCGCCAAGCTTCAGGGCAGATTGCCCGCCAACCTTGAGCGGCTCTTTGTGAAACGCTTGCAACCCAAGGCAGACTGGCGCGATCTGTATCGGCTGGCGGTGAGCCGCAAGATCGGCAACGACAGGTACACATGGGATCGGCTGGAGCCGCAACTGATCTATCGCGGCATTGGCGCACCGGGGCGGACATCGTTTGGGTGCAACCTGATCGTCATCGTGGTGGATACTTCTGGATCGATTGACGAGAACACGTTCGCCGTGTTCATGGCTGAGACGACGGCGCTGCTGGAGCAAGCCAAGCCGAGGAACCTCGTGTTTGTCCAGTGCGATACCGATATCCAAGAGTGGACTGAGATGGATGGGGTGAGCGATCTCTACCAGTGCAAGCTCAAGCGCGGCGGCGGCACCAGTTTCCTTGAGCCGTTCAAGCGGGTGGAGAAGGAGGGGCTGACGCCCGACCTGCTGGTGTATCTCACCGATCTGTATGGCGACTTCCCCAGCACGTCCCCGAAGTACCCGGTGCTGTGGGGAGCGACCACCGATGCACCCGCGCCGTGGGGTGAGATCGTTCGCATCCCGCCGCAAGTCGGTAACTCAGGAGAGTAAGGTGAAGGATATCATTGTCTCGTTCGTAGAGGATAACACTAAGACGGTTGTTGTCGGTATCCTAGCTACAGTCGCTTTCCTGTTCATGTGGATACACTGGGACAGCGATTACAATTGCAATAAGCTACCGACTACGGTCGGCGTGCTTGCTTGTCATCTCAGCTAACTCAGGAGAGTAAGGTGAAGCCGCCGTGTTGGGATGACGGGTCATGTCCGACACCAGTTCGTTGCTATCTACATGGTTGTCAAAGGAGTAAGAGTCATGGACGACCAACCGATGAAATCTTGGCCTGCAAAGACAACTATCACGTATGGCGATGCGGAAACGCGCGGCAAACTACGGCACTGGAAACGAAGGTTGGGCGAGCACTACGACGCGTTTGAACGGGTGTTCCGTAAGCCAGACCGGATACAGATCGTGGCCGACATGGTGCGCGGCTCGACCTCGACCCGCCGCAAGGCGTTCGATAAGCTGCATGCCGGATGGGGCAAGGCGGCGTTTCTGGAGGGTGTTACTCTGGAGAGGAACAAGGCGTTGGCGATCTGGTCATACCTTAAGCCGCGCAACTCCGTGTTCGTCCAAGCTAGCGACAACGTGACCGACACCGAGCGCGCCTCGTTGGCGCAGGACTGCGTGTGCGTGAATTACATCGTTGCTGGCACGCATCGTTGCGAGTTGGCCGATGGGTTGTGGACGCTGGAGGTGCCAGACCACGCGCTTGGGCGGGCGGTGGAGCGCAGCCAGTTTCTCACTCCCGAAGCGATCATCCGTGAGGCGCACATAAACCTGTTGGCCCTGCCGGTAGAGCGGATGAACGATATCCACTACATCAAGGCTGGGCCGGGATGCTTTGCTGGCGCGCTGATGGTCGCTAGAGAAGTGACCTACGTCGTCTCTGCTCACGTTCGCGTGAACACATGGCTGGCAAGTGAGATGATGGGCGACAACCAGCAACCGATACTGGAGGTGGGTGAACCCGGCAAGAGGCTAGGCGACACAGTGCTGCTGCCGCGTCCCCTGTGGTCGGATCGGAGGGAGCCATGACGCTAGAACAAAAGATCGAAGCGCTTAAGGCGTTGCGTGGTAAACACGATCAGACTATGCGCACCGAAGCGATCAAGATCGAGCATGGCGTCAAGATGATCAAGGGCATGACGCCAACGGCGCGCGACCTTGAGGTGCGGATCAAGCGCCTTGAAGACGACCTTCACTGTGCGCGCATGGATGCGTTTACCGACGACTAACTCAGGAGAGTAAGATGCCACGTAAGATTGTTGATTTTGGTCCGCTGACGACAGAACAAACTAAAGAGGTTGCAATGGAAGCGTTGAGTCATCTGACTATCGAAGAGATCGCGGACGTTATTAAGGAGGCTATGGAAGCCGAAGACTTTGCTGCGGTCCTAGCCATTTTAAATTCGTAGCTCCTGCCAAGGAACTCTGGTCGGCAGCGGGAGCGACGGCACCCGGCTAGGTAGCGATCCCACGCCGCTCAAGGTGGGACAATCGTGGAGCCTTCAAGACGTGGTTCGGGTCTTTGGCAGGTGGGTATCCATAACCCCGTGAAACTACGTAAACCGTCGTCTTTATACTTGTTCACCCCTAACCCAAGAGAGTAACATGCATGCCGCCCTGATTGCCTTCATCGACAAGAAACTGAGCGAGGCCGCAGACTTCGTTCTTCGTCACATGCCGGTTGCCCTATCGACCGACGAAATTTATGAGAACTTGGTGGGTGAGCCGCATGTAGTGGCGGCGTTCAAAGAGGCAGGCAAGTACCTGCCGCCATCGTCGCTCAACCGCCGCATTAACTTAGGCATCCATACGCCATATCCACCGTTTGAAATTAAACTGTTGGTGTCGTTGCGGCTGGACCCGACTGAAAAGTATCCCGTTCTTCTATTACCGAAGTACGACCTCGATGTTACTCACGAGAGTGCGCTGGGGCAAGCGCTAACAATGTCGATTAACGTCGCGCGCGAATGGGAGATGCTAACCCAGACATGGGAGAAATTTAAGGGCGCAGTGCCTGACCCACATGTGCTGGGGTTCCTGTTCCCGTGGCTGCGCGAGATCATGCTGAACTTTGACCTTGAGTTGCTGGATGTCGGCATCAGGCGCAAGCAGGAGCGCGAGCAGATCGAGCGCGAGGTGCGAGCGATCCAGAGGCGTATGCCGCCCAAGAGCTTTCCGCGCCTGAGCATCGAGTTGAACCGGGTGTGCCAATCCGGCAAACGCCTGTTCGGACAATATCGGATGCTGGAAGCGGCGGCAACGAGTATCGAGCGCGCCCCGCTGAGCATCAACCGGGCGACCAACCTAGCCCCGGCATGGTTGGACGAGCATATTGGAGAGTGCATCTCCGATTGGTTTGAGGAGAAGGTGGCGATCACGTGGACAGACGACAGCGATATGACCGGCAAGCGGCGGCGCAAACTCTTTGGAGTAAGGTAATGGCAGGCTTCACTTACAAGAGCTATAGCTTTGTCGATAAAGACCCGATCATTGACGAAATCAGGGGCGTCGTTAGTGCGAGCGGCGCTAGCTACAAGTGGATCGAAGAGCATTCCGGTGTCACTCAGATGACGCTTTACAATTGGTTTGGCGGCAAGACCAAGAAGCCACAGGCTGCAACTATCAACGCGGTTGCGAGGGCGCTGGGCTACAAGCTTGGGTTCGTGCCGAATGGTGAGGCGGTTAAGTTCGTGCCGCCGATGCCCCTGCCGATCAAGACCTCTGTTCGGCATGTGGTGCAGATGAGCAAGTACAAGCGGAGAGCGAAGTAACTCAGGAGAGTAAGCATGCCCAAGTACAAGATCGGCTTTGTCGGTGAGGCTGAAGTGCTGTTCGCCATGATGGCTAAACTCCTGCCGTTGGATCATGTGACGGTAGAAGAAGTGGCACCACCTACGCCGCAACCCACCCGCGTGCTGGCGCAGCAGTTGGTCAGGCACTTGGATGCACCGAAGTCTGAGACGTTTGTGAGCAAGCAAACAGGCAAGACCTACTACAAGAACAAGCAATACAAGCGCGAACCACCGATACCGATGGACTTGACGAGGGGGATTAACCGGATCATAATGGAAGCGCTGGCGCATGGCATGGCGCGGAGCGCGATTGATCTTAGGCCGTTGGTTAAGAAGGGCGGCTTCTCCGCAAACTCAGTCGGTTCGCGGTTGCAGAAGCTAGAGGTGAAGGGCGTCGTAGAACGCATGGGGGACGGCACGTGGAGACTGACCGACCGTTACTTGCCCCCGAGCGCCATTGCCGAGGCTGGCCCAAAGTAGAGGTCAAGACGTTTGTTGTCGAGACTGACCAAAGCTGGCGCTTCTGTATTGAGCCGATGGGCTACCGCGATGCTGTATGGGAGCGCAGCGGTTACGTGGAAATTATTGTATGGAAGAAGCTGGATGTTCAAGGTTCAACGTAAGGCATGCGCCACCTGCATTTACCGCGACGACAGTCCGCTGAACATCGAAGCGTTAGAAGCGCGCATCCGCGACCACTATGGCGGCTTCTCAGGTTTTCGTGTGTGCCATCACTCCAAGGATGCTTGCTGCCGTGGTTTCTGGGACCGGCACAAGTGGGAGTTTGCGGCTGGGCAGATCGCGCAACGGTTGAAGCTTGTGCAGTATGTGAACGACGACATCCTGAAGGATAAGCGATGATGGAGTTCTTTCAGCCCCTGTATTTCCTTTTCGGCGCGGTGCTGTTCGTCTGTGGCTACGTCGCCTACCATGTGGGCTACGTCAAAGGTTACAAGGCTGGGATGACCTACGGCATGGAGAGGCTTGAGGACTACCATCAGCACACGCTGGCGAACCTGCGGAGCATGAAATGAAAAAACGTAAGCACCACGAAACTTGCCCTTCGTGCGCGTTCGTCCATGCGCACCGGCTCAAGTACGGTAAGAACAAGTATAGCCAGAAGGCGTTCAACGATATGGTGCATGCCGCCGTGAAGATCAGCGCCATCATCATGGCTAAGCTGGATAACGAAGGTAAGGCGCAGTACCTCGCCAACGTGGTGCGGACAACCGCCGAGCTTGAGGGTGTAGAGATCGGCGTCGAGGTGATCAATGGATCGACTGGCGAGCCGTCCGTCGCCAAGGGGCCGACCAAGCACTAACTCAGGAGAGTAAGATGCTGCGCATCTTTGGCGACTTTGAAACGTATTATGACAAGACCTACTCGTTGAAGTTCCTCTCGCCTGTGGAGTACATCCTCAATGCGAGGTGGGAGACGTTGTGCTGCGCCATTGCGGTCGAGCATGAAGCTCCCTTCCTCCTGCCGAAGGACGAGGTGGCTCCCTACCTGCGCAGCATCAAGCAACCGTACGCTTTCATCTCGCACAACGCTTTGTTCGACGCCTGCATCCTCGCTTACCACTACCACATCCATCCTGCTGTCCTGTTCTGCACGCTCAGCATGGCGCGGGCGACGATCTGGCACAGCATCCCCAATGGTAGATTATCCCTCAAGAACGTGCTGAAGTTCTTAGGTCTGCCCGAGAAGACCGACTTCATCCTCCAGATGCAGGGCAAGCACTGGAAGGACTTGGAGGCTGACCCCGGCTTGATGATGGGCTTCACCGGCTATGCCCTTAACGACGTGGAAGGGTGCCGCGAGATATTCTTTAAACTTAGGAAAGACTTTCCGGCACAAGAGGCGTACGTGATGGATCGGGTGATCCGCATGGCCACCCAGCCCGTGTTCAACGTGGACATGGTGGTGCTGGATGACTACCGCCGCGACGTGCGGGAGCGGAAGAAATACTTACTCTCGCGAGTGACGCTGACCGATCCCGGCGCGCTAATGAGCAACTTCAAGTTCGCCGAGATGCTCATAGTCCGGGGCGTGGACCCACCTACCAAGATATCGCCCGCCACCGGCAAGCCGACCTTCGCGTTCGCTAAGACCGACCTCGCGTTCACCGACCTGTTGGAGCACCCGGACATAGAGGTGCAAGCGCTTGTCGCAGCACGCTTAGGGATCAAGTCAACCATCGAAGAGACGCGTTCCACACGCCTGATTAACATTGGGCTATGCACCAACAGTTTCCTTAAACAACCTCTCCTGCCGGTGCCGCTCAAGTATGGCGGCGCGCACACCCACAGATATTCGGGTGATTGGTTGCTGAACCTACAAAACTTGTCGGCACGCAAGAGCAAGGAGATACGCAAGGCGATCCTCGCGCCGCCCGGCTATACCATCGTCGCTGTGGACGCGGCGCAGATCGAGGCGCGCATTGTGGCGTGGATCGCTGGGCAGGAAGACTTGTTAGAGACGTTCCGATTGGGCGAGGATACCTACAAGGCGTTCGCCAGCATCATCTACTCTACTCCGATTACCCACGTGAGTAAGAAACAGCGGTTCGTCGGCAAGACCTGCATTTTGGGCCTTGGGTTCGGCATGAGTGCGATGAAGTTGTATCGCACCATCACCAACGATGCGCGCGAGCAGAAGATCGATATCGAGATCACACTGGAGGATTGCCAGACGTGGGTGCAGACGTATCGCTCGACCTACGTCGCCATCTGGCGCTGCTGGCAGGACTTGGGCAATTTGATCCACGCCATTGTCAGCGGCTACGGCGATGGCTGGGGTGTGGGGCCGTGCCATGTCGAAGGCACAACTATCATTTTGCCGAGCGGCTTGCGGCTGTTCTACGATAACCTGCGGCTGGAGGACAACGACTATTGGTATCAGCAGGCGCAGTTCAAGCGCAAGCTGTACGGAGCCAAGCTCTTAGAGAACGTGGTGCAGGCGCTCGACCGGCAGCATGTGGTGGAGGCCGGGCTGCGCACCGAGGCTCGCGCACGGGAGCTAGGGATCGACGCACGGGTGCTGCTCAACGTCCACGACGAGAACGTTCACTGCGTGCCTGACGAGCAGGCGCTGCCTCTCGCAAGCATTGCGTTGGAGGAGATGCGCCGCAACGAGGCATGGTGTCCGACCCTCCCTCTCGCTGCCGAAGTGAAGATGGGCCGTAACTATGGCGAGATGCAGGAGTGGAAACCACCAGAGGTTGAGTGAAATACAACCTACACGAGTATTGACAATCGTTGACAATAGTGTATTATTCGTGTCTTTCAAGCAACACTGAGGTGAGTAAGTGAGATGTTAAATTTCGTCACCGAGGAACCGGACATCAGTGTCCCTTGCGACGAGAAGACGCTCACACACGTCTTCTCGCTGGGGCCGCTGGAAGCCAAGTTCCTACAAGCGATGCTGTCCACCAGAGGCTGGGTGGGCAAGGAAGAACTACCCGAGGTGCGCGCCTCGATCCGGCAGATGATCTATAAGCTGCGCGCCAAGCTGGAGCCGCGCAAGGTGTGGGTGATCAACAATGGCCGTGGACGCTACAGTATTCCTCCAAGCTCTAAACACGTCGCTAAAGCGCTTATCGAAGCCGGGCTTAACTCAGGAGAGTAAGGTGGCGAACCTGCCGATGAGCGCGCTTGGCATAGCGCCCGACTTGTGGAAGATGGTCAACATCCAAGAAGATCAGGCGATGCAGGCGCAGCTACCGCATCCAATGCAGCAGGCGCAGCAGGCGCAGCAGCAATTTTCTAACGACCAGATGCACGCGATCATGAGCGGCACGGCGACGAACCCACCACCCAACCTATCAGAGCGCGCTCGCGAGTTGTTCCTCAAGCGCATGGGCGGCATCCGCGCCGAAATGAAAATTAGGCTGGGCGACTTCGTGGCTTGCCACATCCACGGCGAAACGGTGTATGTGTTCTTTTGCTTCGCTGGTCGAGAGGGCGTAGTCAAGGAGAGCATTGACCTGTTCCCGAGCGACCTGCTGATCACTCAGTTCAGGATGATCCTGTCGTGAGGGCCGATCTTACTCATGAGGGTAACATGGACAAAATCGAGTACTACGAGAACGAGTACGATGAGGATAGCCCCCGTAAGACGGGCTGGTACATCAACACGTACGACAAGCTGGGTGAATTGCCCATCGAGAGCGTAGGACCGTATCTGACTAAGACCGCAGCGCTGCGTGTGTGGCGCGAGACGACACCAGACAAGAGAGAGCCAAGCAATGCTGGACACGAAAGCTAAGCCATTCGCTTGGTCGTACTCCAAGCTGAAGAATTACGAAACCTGCCCCCGGCGCTATCAAGCCGTGGACGTGGATAAGACGGTGGAGCAAGGCCGCTCAGAGGCGCTGGACCGTGGCGACGAGTTACACGAAGCCATGCGCAGTCGGGTGCAAGGCACGACCCCTCTTCCTCCACACCTGATTTATATGGAACGGTGGGCAGAGAAGCTGACGCGCGTCTTGCACCCGTTCCAAATCATCCAGACCGAGTTGAAGCTCAGCACTGACCGGCAGGGAAAGCCAACAGGCTACTTTGACAAGACCACGTGGGTGCGCACCAAGATCGACTATCTGCGCACCATGCCGACCGAGGTCAAGGGCCAAGACTTTGGTCACGTGGTGGACTACAAGACTGGGCGGCCTCCCAAGGTATGGGACGGCACTCAGTTACTGATTAACGCCCACCTGATCTTTCAGCACTACAAGAACCTGATCAAGCTGCGGGTGGACTATCTGTGGACCGAATACAACGACACGTCGCACGAAACCTTCCTCCGTGCCGAAACCCCCGCCGCGTATGAGGGGTTACTCCCGAGAGTGACTGCGTTGGAGCAGGCGCACGCGACCGGGAACTTCCCGCCCAAGCCTTGTGGGCTATGCGAAGACTATTGCGACGTGACCAGTTGCGAACACCACGGCAAGAGGATGGGACGTGGCTGAGCTTAAGGTGGACGACATCGTGGAGGTGCTGCGCTATCGGCGCGAGGGCGGGTTGTTTAAGGAAGTCTGGCATCCAGCCATAGTTATGCACATTGAGGACCACAAGATCGAAGTGAAGAAACTCAAGGGCGCGTTCGATGAAGCGGGCCACGATTTGCTCGCCCTGCCGAGAAGCGAATATGGAAGGATGTGGCGGCGATGATGTTCGACCTGAGTGACGACGAGATCAAGCTGGTAATCAGCGCACTCCACACGCTCATTGACGAGAGCAGTGACGAGCGCCTGAATGAGCAAGCAGAGGCATTGATTGAGAAACTGAGGAACCGATGACCAAAGGGCCAATGCTGCTGGTTTGCACCCGGCTGGCGGACATGACGGTGGTACACCCGGAGCAGACGCAGGAGCACTGCTCCCAGTGTCAGCACATGGTGGGCGTCTATCCGACCGGGCAGCGGGCGATCAAAGACTACCCAGAGATGAAGATCATGTGCAACGTGTGCGCCAGTTGGGCAATAACGCCGGAAGACGAGATTGAACCTGCTGGTACTCGCGAGGAGATCGTTAAGGAGCGCGACGAGAGCGTGCCAGTGGGGAGAGCATGACGACCCCAGAGGGACGAACCAAGCGCAGCATCGACCGGGTGCTGAAAGCGTTCGACTTCGTGTACGCGTTCAAGCCTGTGAACATGGGGATCGGCGCGCGTGGAGTGGACTACCACTGTGTGGCAGGCGTAGCGTTCCTGATCGACGGCGAAGTTCACAACTTACCCGTCGCGTTTTTCATCGAGGCGAAGAAACCCGAGGGCGAAGCGACCGCCATCCAAAACAACTTTCTACGCGAGCGACGGGAGAAACAACACTGTAAGACGTTCGTGATTGATGACGACAATGTTACTCTGCATGAGTTAGTGGAGTGGCTGGAACAGCTTGAGAGCCAAAATGAACGTACACGCGCCCTCGCCGATAACCTATAAGTTTCCACCGAGCGCTTTTCATGCGCAGAAGGTGACAGCGGCGCTGCTGATCGAAGAGCCACGTGGCTACGTCTTGAACGAGTTCGGCACCGGCAAGACAAGGAGTATCCTGTTTGCTTTCGACGCGCTTAGGAGGGCTGGCCTCGCACACCGGATGCTGGTGATCTGTCCCCTCACGGCGATGACCCGCACGTGGCGGCGAGAGATCATGCGCGAGTTTCCGTGGCTGACCTGCATCGTGTTGCATGGCACCAAGCTTCAGCGCGAGCGCCGCCTGATGCAAAAGATGGACATCTATATCATCAACCACGACGGGTTGAACGTGATGTACGAACACCTATCATCGCGTGCCGATATCGACGTGGTGTGCGCCGACGAGGCGGCAATCTACCGCAATGGGCGCAGCGAGCGCACCAAGACGTTCCGCGACTATGTGGCGCAGAAACCCCGCGTATGGGGCCTGACCGGCTCGCCCATCCCCCGAGCGGTAACAGATGTGTGGGGGCCGTGTTCAGCAATTACTCCAAACACCGTACCAAAGTGGTTCACCATCTTCCGCGACCAACTGATGATCAAGGTAAGCCAGTTTTCATGGAAGCCCAAGCCTCATGCCGAAGAGCGCGCGGTCGCCTGCATGCAGCCCTCTGTACGCTTTCGTCTGGACGAGGTGGTCGAGTTACCCCCGAGAGTAATCAATTACTATGAAGCGCCGTTATCGCCCCAGCAGACCTTTATCTATGACGCGATGCGCAGGGAGGCGCTGGCGCTGGTCGGCAGCGAGAAAATCGACGCTCTCAATGCCGGTGCTATTCTGTCCAAGCTGTTGCAGATCGCCATTGGTTATGTTTACACCCGTCAGGGCAAAACAGTTCATCTGGAGAACACCCCACGTTTGCAATTGATCCTTGATCTGGTAGACAGCACATCACAGAAAGTTCTGCTGTTCGCGCCCTATAAGAGCGTGGTGAAGGCTCTGAGCGCCATGCTGGCAGACAACCAAATCGACCATGCGGTGATAACCGGCGACACGCCGCTCAAAGATCGAAATGCTATCTTTTCAGCATTTCAGGATACCGGCCAATATAAGGTCATCTGCGCCCACCCCGGATGCATGTCGCACTCGCTGACGCTCACTAGGGCGAATACCACCATATGGGCCGGGCCGACGACCTCGCTGGAGACGTTCAGTCAGGCCAACGCCCGTACGTTCCGTGTCGGACAAACCCATAGGACGTTGATCGGCATGGTGGGCGGCACGGCGGCAGAGAAGCGGATATACAGCCTGTTGGGCCGCAACGAGGCGCTGCAAAACAAGTTCTTAGAGATTATGGAAGCGATCACCGAGGATAACTCTCTTGAGTAAGTTCGATATGGTGGAGGTGCAGGTCTGCTACCTGCATCAGACGGAAAGCGCCATTCTAGTGAACATTACCGGCAACCTGCAAGGTGGCGTGTGGTTGCCGAAGTCGCAGATTGAGTGGGAGGACAACCACTATCCCAGAGGCACGATGATCTCGATTGAAGGCCCTGAATGGTTGTTTGAAAAAGAAGGGTTGATATAACACACGAAAAAGTGGGAATAAAAAATAACCCGAAAAAATTTTTCGGGAATTTGAAAATCTAATAGGCGAAAAAAGAAGGAGCAATGGACAATGACGTTTGATCTAGGCACCCGCGTCAAACAAGTGCGGGCTATCGAAGCAAAGATAAAGACGAGGGAGGCCGAGCTTGAGGCTGAGCTTAAAGCTGCTAAGGATTGGGCGGTGGCGGCGCGGGTGGAAATCCTTGAGTTCCTGAACGCCACCAAGCAGAAGAGCGCCAACACCGAGTTCGGCACCGCCTACTGGAAGCCGAAGGTTACCTACCGGGTCGAGGACAAGGACGAGTTCCGGCGTCATGTGATCGGCATGGAGCAGTGGGAGCTTGTGACGTGGGGCGCGGCGGGCAATGCTGCCGAGGTGTTCACCAACGAGCATGGCGAGCCGCCACCGGGATGCGTGCGCAATAGCGTGAACATCCTCTACATCAACCCGCCTGCCAAGCCACGCACCAAGGTGGCGAAAGCCAGCACCGGCAATGGTGCGGAACCGCCTGACGACGACGCTCTTGCGGAGGACTTAGGCGTGCCAGCCGGGGCAGAGGCTGGTCAAGACTAACCCACGAGAGTAACCACGTGGCAACCAAAGAGGACAGGACATGAACCAAGTTGTACAGAAGCCCCCCACGGGGCCAGTTGCGATCTCCAATCGGTGGGCGAACATCCCACGCGACAATGACGATCTGTCGCAGGGCGTAGCCCTTAGCTTTCCTATCCTTGCCATCGGCACCAACCAGTGGGTGGTGCGGTGGAAGGGCGAGGATAAGCTGGTCACCATCCCTAACACCGAGTACCCGGCTCCCTTCGTGGACGTGGTTATCCTCAAGGCCCAGAAGGAAATGTCGCGGGTGTTCTACGCCAGCGGCTACGTACAGGGCGTGCGCGGCAAGAAGCCCGACTGCTGGTCGAGCAACGGCATCAAGCCTGATGAGACGGTAGCGCAGCCGGTCAACCCGGTGTGCGCGACCTGCCCCAACAGCGCATGGGGTTCCGGCGCTTCTCCTGCCGCACCCAAGGCGCAGGCGTGCCAGCAGCGGCGGCGCACCGTAGTGGTGCCGTACTACCCGCAACCCTACGACCTCACCAACGAGGAAGCGGGCGGACCCATGCTCTTGAGTGTGCCGCCCGGTTCGCTCACCAACATGGTGCGCTACAAGGAGGCGTTGGACACGATGGAGTTGGCGGACGGTAGCAAGGGCGCTCCCTACTGCGCCGTTGTTACTCGCTTGAGTTACGAACCTCTCTTGAAGTTTTCCAAGGTGGTGTTCCAGTACATGAAGCCCTTGGACGACGGCGAGAGCGACGTGATCGCGGGACTGCGCGAGGCCGAGGCGGTGTCTCGTATTCTCGTGTCCAAGATCAACGTCGATGGCGGCGAGGTGGATCACGCGGACACGAGCGCGTCGGGAGGGACAGAGGGTCAGTCGCAGGTGCAGGCTCCCAAGGCTCCACCGAAGGCGTCAACCGGCATGCCGCCCAAGACGCAGGCTGCGCCTCCTCCCCAACCTGCACCCCAAGAGGCGGCTCCCCCGCCACCCCCACCCCCACCCCAGAAAGTGGGCGGGCATGCCGTGAATACCGGCATCGCGGAAGCGGTCGCCCAACCCTCTGCGCCGCCTCCAAGCACCCGTCAAGTCAACTCCCCCTCCAATGCCACCGGAGGGCGCAACATCCCACCCAAGCGGGTGGTCGTGGCGACGGACGACGAGACAGTGGATGAAACCCCACCCCCCGTGCAAGAAGGATCGCCTGCCGATAAAATGTCGGCCATGTTCGACAAGTTGATGGGCGAGTAAACAATAGGGGCGGGCGCGAACCCGCCCCACCATTGTACTGGGGAGTACGCATGTGGACAACGAGGGCCATCTTTTTCTGACGCAGGTAGCGCTTGCCGATAAGGATACTTGGTTCAGCATTCATCGGCGGTTATTGTTTCAAGACGGTCGCCCACCCATCTTTCCCGGCAACGCGCACAAGAATATCCGTGCGGCGCTAGAGGATGCAAACTACTGGGCCTCGCGCGGACAGTGCGTGTACCTCGCGCAAGGCGCGTTCCGTAACGCCGGGGAGATGGGCCGGATATACCCGAAGGCGGTGCGACAGGAGCCAAACCTAGTCGCCTGCAAGAACCTTTACATGGACATGGATGTCAAGGAGAGCGCCTACCCCGACCACAAGTCGGTGCTGCTGGCGCTGAAAAAGTTTACTCTCGTGAGTGGCCTGCCATATCCAACTATCATCGTGGCGAGTGGCAACGGCGGCGTGCATGTGTACTGGACGCTCGACACCGAGTTTGAGCCGCGCGAGTTCCGGCACATGGCCGGGCAGCTATCGACGGCGGCGACTCAGCACGGTGTGTTGTTCGACCGGCAATGCACCAACGATCCGTGCCGCCTGCTAAGGGTGCCGGGGACGTGGAATTTCAAGGGCGGGCCTGATGTTGAGGCCAAGCCGGTCACCATGCTCTATTGCAATCCCACGCATATTCCGCTAAAAGATATGCAGAAGGGACTGTCCCAGTACAAGATCGTAGGCGCGGTGCCGGGGGGTGGACCGGGAAGCCGTACTCAAGAGAGTAAGTCTAGCGTCAACGACGATCTGGCTGGCGGCATGAAGAGTGGTTATGCGCCTGCGAACATCGACGTGGTGGCAGGGTTCTGCCCGTTCATTAAGGATACACTGGAGCAAGCTGGCGCTAATCTGGTGGGCGAGAAGCAATGGCATCTGGTCGCTGCTCTATCTTGCCATTGCGACGATCCAAGCAAGACGGTACACCGGCTATGCGAAAAAGGCCCCCAGTATAGTATCGAAGGGACCGAGGAGAAACTGCGGATTGCTCAACAGCAGCGAGCCTCGCGCGAAACCATCGGACCTCCCAAGTGCGCCGCCATTGCGCTTGAGCGCGTTGAGTGCGCCACCTGTCCGCATCTGGCTCTTGGCACCACGCCATTATCAGTTCAGTATAAGCAGCCCTACACTCGTACTCACGCGGGCTTCCAAGGAAATCCCAGCCCAAATTCAATAGACTTACCGACAGGATACTACCGAGGCAACGACGACCTGATCTATACCTCAAAAGCTAACGACAAGGGTGGTATGGATCAATTCCTCGTATTCGAGTACCCTCTCCTGCCGGGGTCAGCCAGCGTGGAATTTGGCAAGCCGTTCCGATTTTCGTTTGACACCATACAGGGTGAGAAGATTGTTACCAAACGGTTTGACAGCACCATCACTGCCGACAACATCGGGTTCTCTAAAGCCCTTGCTTCTGAAGCAATGCCGCTCACAATCAAGCCCGAACTTTCGAGAATGTTCATGGCAAACTACCTCAAACTCTTGCAACACAAGAAAGAAACTTTGATCGATGTGCCAGCTTTCGGTTGGAGCCAAGACTATAAAGGCGATATGGGCTTTGCCTTCGCCGGGAAATTTTTTAGTCCCGCCGGTGAATTTAAATCGAACCGTCCGGGCGAAGGTGTGGAAGACTACCGAGTGCTTGGCGACGAAGCGCCGTGGCGAGCGCTGGCGGGTATCCTCTTAGTGCCGGAACGGCCTGACCTCTGCTGCATGGGGGCAGCAACGTTTGCTTCTCCCTTGGTGGACATGACCGGCCATGCCGGGTTACTCCTTGGGTTAGTCTCAGGCAAATCCGGCATCGGCAAATCGACTGCGTTATTGTTTGGTCAAGCCGCATGGTCGAAGCCGGTCGTGGGTGGTCTTAGTGACACCGTGATCTACACGTTTGCTAAGTGCGCCACGCTGCGGCACTTGCCTCTGTTCTACGACGAGATCAAGGGCGAGAAACAGGTGCGGGCAATGACCGAGTTGGCGTTCCAACTCACGGGTGGCCGCGAGAAGGGCCGCGCCAACCGCATGGGCGCAATGCGACAAGTGAAAGAGTTTAGAACGATGTGCGGATACTGCGCTAACGCATCCATTGTCGATGCCGTACGGCAGGAGGACAAAGGCACTGACGCGTCATGGTTGCGCATGTTTGAGATGCAAGCTATCGACTTGCCAAAGACCGAGAAGGAGTTTGCCTTCGCCGTCAACAGGCACCTGACAGACTTGCACTTTAACTTTGGCGAGATCGGCTTTAAATACGCAGAATTTCTTGGCAAGAACCACACTAAAATCAGCAAAGCGCTAGTCGCCACGCAGCAACAATGCGCAGAAGAGCTAGGCGCTGACCCCAAGATTGAGCGCTACTGGATCGACGCCATCGCAACAATCTTGTTGGGTGCTCACCTCGCTAACAAGCTGGGGTTTTGCAAGTTTCCCATCGACGTGATGAAGGCGTACATGTATGCAGAGTTTCGCCGCATGAAGCAAGAGATGCTGGATGACCCAAGCGACTTCGGCACTGATATAGCTTTAACTAGTACGTTAGGCGCGTTCCTCAACGAGAAGCTGCCACGCAACACTGTCATCCTGAACAAGACACAGATCGGTGCGGGTAAGCCGGGCAAGGATATCAAAATTATCAATCTGAAGCCGCCTAATTTTAACTGGGGAACACTTGAGGTGCAGCTATCGGGTGACCCTCTCATCCTGCGGATCACCGACAGTGCGCTGACTTCGTGGTGCAAGCGTACAGGTAACCCCAAATCAAACCTAGCGGCGGCGATGAAGAAGCGGCTCAACGCAAAGATATTTAATGTCGTCATCGGCGCTGGCACGGATATGGCTGGAGCCAAGCAAAGTTCGTGGGTGATCGAGGCGACCGGCACCATATTAGAGGAGACGCTTGAGTACATCATCGCCCACGGGAAGTTTGAACCTAATGTTCCATAAGAAAGGAAGACCAATGAACGAAGAACCCCTACGCCCCACCCTTCCCTCCATGCCGCCTCGCATGACCCACTTCGACACCATAAGCGACGACGCCAAGAAGAGCGTGTCGCTACGCGGCCTGCGCCGCGCCACGGCAATTAACGCAGTGGCGATGGCGCGCGAGCATGCTCAACGAGGGAGCGAGCCTTACAATCAGAACGAAGCCGACGTGATCATGGCGATCATGGAGCTATTGGATAAGGTGGCGGGGGCGACGTGAAAACTCTCGCCACGGTGTTACTCACCGGGGTAATCTATGCCCACCCTCAACCAGCTAGCGCTTGCCATAAGTATAGTCACTGGTATTATCCATATCCGCAACGTTGTGGCATATATGCGCGGGCGAGCGCCCCTCTACCTGTTCTACGCAGCAGCGTTTATCCTCCCACTCGTGTTGGTAGTGATATACCGCTGCCTGATTTGAGTGCGGCATGGGACAACGACGATCATAGCGAAGGGATGCAACGCCTTAAGGCGTTGCGTCTCCTTACTCAAGAGGGTAAGTGATGGACTTGAAACCTTTAGACAATGAGCAAATCAAAGATCACTTTTTAGAACGAGCAAGCGAACCGCAGGGTGGTGGATACGCTACAGCCTACGCGCTCATGTGTATTCTAGAAACTTTTTATAGTAGCGGTGGGATAAGCATTACTGAGATGATTGAAAGCCTATACCAAGAAGCCTACGCGGCAAATGATAAAGCAAAAGTGCATGACTAATAAAAAGGGTGGGCCACGGGAGAGGCCCACCCAGTCTACGTAAGCCCCAATGAACGAAAAGCTTACGATAGGGAAAGTTCGCGAACGCGCTTGCGCGACAGCGCGCCCCACGCCATGAAGCCAAACCCAATGACCAGCATCGCCCACGTGGACGGTTCTGGGATGGCGCTGGAAGTCATACTCTGATTGAAGCCAGTAATTGAACCGCCAGAAATTAGATCGAGGTGCGCCGCCTCCGTCATTGAGAATGGCAAACCAGCGATGAAGCTCTGGGTCTTGGTGCCGGAAAAACTATCCGGGTCGGTCGTCGCGTGGCCAGACACGCTGTCGAGCAAAGTGCCGGGCGTGTTGAGCGGGTTAGCGCCCTGTCCGTTGGCCGGATCGGCGAAGAACTCCAGCGTCGAATTGGCTGCGCCAATGTTACGATTAAACGTGAGCGAAGCGCTCTCTTCGATACTGTTCACAGGCGGAACGAAGCCAGTGTCGCTGGCGAAGAAGCTCAGCACCCCCTCGTGCGCACCGTTGTTGACGATATCCGAGGTTGAAAGCTGGAGGATGTCGTGACCGCCGAACGTGCTCTGGGTGAGCGCGATCTCAACAAAGAACCCTCCCACCGTGGTGTTGACCACCAAGAGATTGTTAGCCCCGCCTGATTGATCGCAGCCAAGCTGACCGTCTTTGCACGAGAACGTCGTCGTGCCGTCACTGATTGAAAGCTGCAACGTCGCACTCGCGGGAGTAACCCCGGCAGCGGCAAGCAGCGTTGCGCCTAGCACCAAACTCTTCATAGCCACGTCTCCATGTCCCCAGTGGCGAACCCATTCGCCAATGCATAATCGTATCATAATGGTGTGAATGTGTCAAGACACTGGCGGGAATTTGTTTTCCCGCCAGTTTACGTTGTTACTCTTCGATCAGCGCCGCGCCTTCGCGCTTCATGAAGCGCTTCTCCGGGCCACCACCCTCCCTGCCGCTGCCCACTGTGGGGAAGCCGCGCATGCGGACCACCATCTCCGAGTCGTCGGGAGCCGGGACCGCCGCCGTGGTCGGATCGATGGGGCAACGATAAGCTCCCGTGGTTGTGGTCAACCCCGGCACCGCGTCGGGAAGCGGCTGCTCCCTTGCCGGGCTAGCGCGGGTCACGTCGGCACCCAACGCCAACAGCTTGTCACGCAGGTCTTCGTCGTCGCCCACGCCCATCGTGGCGCGCTCATAGGCCGCGTCGTCGGCGCGCTGAAACGCTTCCGCAGCTTGCTCGGCGCGGTCCCGCAGCGTCTCCTGCGTGGAGCGCTTGGGCGGGCCGTTGGCAGACGCGGGTCCGCCGCGCTCGACCTCCCTTGCCGCATTGGGATTGTCCATCTGCGCCCGCGTCAGCGGCGGGGGCCGCGATGGTGTCTGTGGTGTCGTCGCCATATCGCTTCTCCGTGGCCCATATGGCTACCGGCAGGTGGGCCACTCGTGCCGGTAGTTACTCTCGTGGGTTACTGCCCCAGCAACCGAATCGCCCCCAGCACACCCACTGTGATCCCTACAAACTCAAGCACGAACTTCGACATGTTGCCGTTGCCGCAACCCTCTGGGATCGGTAAGATCTTGTGAAGGTAAAGGTCGAAGCACCCATAGACGGTATACAGTGTGCCGAACGCCACGAGGTATAGGATGCCGAAGATCGCCAATACGGCAATGAGCAACAACTGTTTGTAAGTTCGCTTGTCATCGTCGCTCATCTCCCAACACGTTACCCTTCAAGCAAAGCCGTTGCGCGTACCTTTAGTGTCGATGGTCAAGGCCATGTGGCGCGGTGCGCCCTGAGTTAGGCCCAGATGCACCCATGTGTCATACTCGTGGATCAACTGGTCGATGCCCAGCGTCTTCATGTGCGAGTGCAGATGCTTGCAGATATGCTTTGGCGTGCCGAAACCGGGGCAGGAGAAGTCAACCGCCAGCCCGCTCATGTGGGCGCTGCTCGTGCTGCCGCCGACCGCTTTGTTTACCTGTGGACTGCGATAGCCAGAAGAGATCAACACTGGCTTGTCGCCAAGCAAGGTGCGCACCTGCTCCATCACGTCGGCAGTGCGTTTGAGGTTTGCCCGCTCTGGACTACCCATTGGCGGCACGTTGTTCAAGCCCATGCGCGCCGCCGTCTGGCTGTCGGTCATCTCTTCCAGCGTGAAGTGTTCTGTAAGCTCCGTCATTTCTGTCCCCAGCGCTTCCACCCGCCCGTGGCAGGCTTGACCGGCTTGCTGATCGCAGTGACCGCGCCGCCCTTCTTCAGCCCCTGTGCCGGGCCGGGGTAGACCAAGGCTTCCGCCTTGTTGTTTTCGAACGCCTGATGGGCAGAGCTTTCTACACCACCGCCCTTATTAAACTTCTTGCCTTTGTCAGCCATGTTGAACTCCTTGCCGACACTCTGCGGCACCCCGCCAAACCCGCCCTTGGTGTGGGCGGCAGCGGCCATGAGACGGGCTTGGGGTTTGGATGTGCTTGGCATGGCCGTTACTCCCGTGGGTAAGGGAGCCGGTCGCCCGGCTCCCTCGTTGTTGCTAGCGCCCCAGACGCCCCTTCGGCTGTGGGGTCGGCGGCAGGCCCTGATCGGGATGTCCCGGCTGCGGCGGCAGACCCTGATCGGGGTGCGCAGGCGAGATTTCGATCACCACATACCGATAGCCAACGCCCTCGATGGCGGCAAGGACAATCGCCTTCTTGGCGCTACCCGGAGGGGAGACTTCCGGGGGCAGCGGGGGCCAGACAGTGCCGGGGGGCGGATCAACCGGAGGCGGTTCCACGCCCTCGATTGGCGGCAGCACGTTGTCGGGATGCTCGGGGTCCACCGGATAGATCGGACCCTGATCGGGATGCTCCTCGCCTACGCCCCAACCCGGATCGACCGGCAGATGCCCGCCACCCGGAGGGCGCGGCCACAGGTGTGGAGGCTGCGGCAGACCCTGATCGGGACGACCGGGACGACCACCCCAAGCGGGACCACCGCCCACATGGGGAGGACGACCCGAACCCGGAGGGCGATTACCGACATGCGGCGGACGACCACCGGGGAGGCCCTGATCGGGATGGCCGGGGTAACCCCCTTCACCCTCGTCAATGCCCCAACCCGGATCGACCGGGCCACCACCCGGCCTTTCTACGAACTGAATATACGCCCATGAACCTCTTGCCATTGCGTTTCTCCACTGTTGACGACATCCCTATGATGCGTCGAACCTCTACATATACCCTGTTGCCCACAATATGATGACAATGATCAGGATAATCCCGATCACGCTAACCCCGCCGTGACCATAACCGTATCCGTAGTTCCAGTTATGGATGTAGCTGCCGCCACCGACACCCCCCAGCAGAATTACCACTAGTAAAATTACTAGGACGATGCCAAGCGTGCTCACGTTACTCTCCTGAGTTACTTATCTTTTGGGACGTGATAGCCTTTCTGTCCCGCACGCCACGAGCGGTTTTTGGCTATAGACTCAACGCGCTCGTTGCTCAACTTGTTCCGTCCTCCTCCTGCAAGCGGCGTGATATGAGCCACATCGCCAGACGGAGCATGACCCAACTTTTTAGTCTCCTCTCGGCGCGCTTCATTGCGCTCCGCACGGTGCTTGATTTGCTCGGGCTTGCCCTGATACTCGGCGTATTCATGCTTGTAGTTCCTTTTGCTCGGCGGGTTCTTACTGACCATAGGCGTCCTCATACTCTCGCGTTAGGGCGCGGACCTTCTCTTTGTGCCGGTCCCTTAGTTCCTGCCCCTTGACACCTTTGGGCAACGCCTTGATCGCCTCGCCCAGCGCATGCTTGCCCGCCCCCGCCCGCACCACGTCCTGTGTGCGTACGCCAAACAACTGCTCCAGTATCGGCAGCGCGCCCTGCGGCTCCATTGCGAACGGCTTACGGTCGTCCTCGTCGCCCTCGTACATGTGGAAAGCTCGCGCCGCGTCCGCGATCTGCTTAGGTGTCAGATACTTGATCGCATCGGGCCAGTTGCCGTTGAACAAAGCTTGCGAGCCACGAAACGCATTAACGCCTAGCGATCCAGTTGCGCCAAAAGTGAACTGCGCCAACCACGACATCAATGCGTCGGGCCTAGAGCTATCGGGCTCGCCGAACGTCAACTCGGGATTGGCCACACGCCCGGCAAAGCTTGGCGCGGCGCTGCCCAACAGCGACAACGGCCCATCTACGACCGCGTTGGCTATCGTCGGCCCTGCGTGGTCCGCTAGCCACAAGCGCAAATCGCTCGACATCTGGCTCGGTGTCGGCGTGATCCCCAACTGGCTTCCCAGTATGCCCAGCACCTTGAGCGGTTCAGTCGGCAGGGCAGAGCTACCAGAGATCGCCCAACCACCCAGTATCATCGTGCCAAGCCCCCACCACGCCTCATGCCGGGTCGCCTGATCGGCGGAACGAAATGCGAGGTAGGCGTTGCGCCCCAGCAGGTACAGCATGTTCATGCCCGGTAGCCTGAACTGGGTGATTACTCTCATGAGTTTGGTGTTGAACGCAGGAGCGCGCATGCCTGCGCCGTAGTGGATCAGCCCTTTCTCGATGGTCTGCTTGGCGTGCAGCAGCGCCGCATCGTGGTCGCCGCCGTTCTTGGCGTACTCCAAGTCGTAAGCGCTCAACCCGGTGACGAACCGCCCCATGCTGTCCATCGCTCCCGACACGTCGCGGATATAGCGGGACACCTTGTTCAGCGCCCCGCGCTCACGGGAGAACGGCAGCAGATCGACGCCGCTATCCTTGTGGATATGCTGCGAAGCCGCCAGCGCGTCCACTACAGACCGCCTGCGCGCGTCGGTGACGCTGTTGCGCATCATGTCGAACATCGAGGTGTAGTCGGCCTCGGGATCGCGGAACTTCGCATAAGCGTAGCCAAACCCTTTCTTCGCCGCCATCCACGGCCCGCCCGCCTCGCGCATGATCTGGTGAAACTTACGGAACGTCGGGATCAGGCCATGACGCGGGGCCATCACCGCCGCGCCCATATAGTGAAGATTGAGTTGATGCGTCAGCAAGTGCGATGCCGAAGCCATGTCCTGAATGAACGCCATCTGCGTTAGTTTTTGCACGACCGGCGAGTAGGACGGGTTCATGTTCTCTGGCGTGACATTGTAGCTGCGCGCCGCAAGCTCGTTGTAAACCCGGCTCCTGTCGGTGGTCAGCTTGTCGTCGGGATGGTCGTCCATGACTTGGCGCATGCGCTCAAAGGCGTCATCGATCTTGGGCTGGAACTCGGCGGCGGCTTGATACCGGGACGACGACAGGACGTGATTAGCCAGCGCCTCGCCGCCATACTCCGCGCCTTGGACTTTCTGACTGCGCACGAAGTTCTTGGTCAAGCGGCTCCCGCTCTGAGTGACGATGGCGGTTTCCCGTATCCTGTCCTTCATCGCGGTCTTCTGCTGGTCGCTCCAGTCGGTGCGCTTGTCGATGCTGGCCAGCAACGACTGGGTTTGCTGCGAAGTAAAGCTCTTGTCCACCCCCTGCCCCCGGCGATGCTCGACCCCCGATAGATTTTTTAACCCAGCCTCGCTCAGCCTGCGGTGAATTTCCTGCCCTTCGCTCAGGCTCTTGGCGAACTCGACCCGTTTGTGCTGCATCGTCGCCCAATACTCAGGCTGCGGTTTGCCATACCCGATCCCTGCCTCGTCGTGAGCGACGTTGCGCATGCCCCCCTGCCCGTCATCGACCTCGTATATTCTCCCCCCTGCCGGATTGTCAAAGTAGTATTTGAGGCTTACTCGCGCGGGTAAGTTCACTTTGCCAAGGTAGTCCTCAAGCTCGGCCCGAGAATTAAATCTTCGAACGTTAGGCTCCAACAGATTACCGTGGTAGTCCCGGTCGGAGCCTTTAGGCGTAAGCACCTCATGCTCAGCCCGTACGACAAAATCGCCATGTCGGGCGGCAGGGAAGTACGGTCCCTTACGGCGCTGGAACACGTCCGCGTCTAGCCCTTCAACGCCATAACGCTTGTAATAGTCTTTGTCGGCGTCAGTCAGCTTGCCCACCAGCATCCGGTCCAACACGTCCAGCGTGGTCGATCCGGCAGGAGGGTCGATGCCTTCGATAAAGTTCTTGGCGTTGAGCTTCCTGATCGCGTTGAGGTCGTCCTTGAAGTGCTTGTCCTGCGCGAGGAAGTGCGCTTGCAGGTCTTTGTGCAGCGCGTTGAACTTGGCGCTGATCTCTGGGTGAACCGCCCGCGCTTGGATGTGGTCGAGCGTGTCGCTCTTGAGGTGCGCGTTCATCCCTTCGCCCAGCGCATGGTGCGGGTAGACGCCGAACTCGTTCGCCATCCGCATCACGTCCTGCATCTTCGCCATCGCCTCGGGGCCGTGCTTGTCGGCCAGCCCGGTCCACTCATGCGCCAGCCGCATACCCGGCTCGGCTAGCTCTTCAGCCCGGCCCCCGCGCTGCTGCATCGCATCGATGCGATCTCTAAGTGGATCGCTCTTGCCCTCCTTGAACTTGTCGCGATGGATCTCGTACATCTGCGGCTCGCTGGCGAAGCGTTCGGCAGCTTGTTTGAAGATCGGGTTCTTGTCGGTCAGCGTGGTCCTTACCGCGTCGTTGATGCGCCCTGTCCATGCCTTATGTTCGCGCCCGTAGTCACGTCCCGCCTTCTCCGGGTCTTCGGTCGCTTGCTGCGCCCAACGTGGGCGCGACACCCGGTTCTCGCCCGCTTCCATTTGACGTTTCGCCAACCGGCCTACGCCCGCCATCAAGTCGCCCGCGCCGCGTGGATCGCGCCACATCAACTGTTCGCTGAGCGACATCGCCGCCTCGATGGCGCTAATATCGCGCTCTCCCATCCCTAGCGCATCGCGGATGATCGCCAGCGCGCCCTCCCACATCGTCATCTTGCGCCACTTGGAGATGCCAATGTCCTTCGCTAACTGCTCGCTGATCCTTACCCCCTTGAGTAACTCCTGCATGCGCGGGTTGGTCATCATGCCGGTCAAGAACTCTTTGCGGCTAGACAGGTAGTAGCCAATCTGGTTGCGCTCTGCGGTCTTCAAGTCGGGAAGGTTCTTCAGCACCTCGATCCGTAGCCGCTCCATCAGCTTGCTAAGGCCGGGGTTCTTCTGGATTGCGATCTCGGTGGCTCCGTGGAACGCTTCATGCAAGGGCGTGTCCGACGACATGTGGTCGGCATTGAGAAGGATCGTTGGCTTGCCGTCAAGCCCTTCGGGATGAAACGCCCCGTAAGTTACTCGTCCGGGCGGGTTGCCCAACACCCGGTTCATCTCTTCGTCAGAAATATAATGCACAGGTATATCGCCTGCGATCCTGACCACCATATCGCGCAGCTTGCCCATCGCTTGCGGTGCGCCAGACGCATAGCGGCCTACCTTATAAGTCTCCTTGATCGCTGTCTCAGCGTCGGTGCTGCGCGATGGGCGGACGTTGACCTTGCCGTAAGCGCCCTCCAGTTGGATTTCTCCCTTGCCGGGAGGGCCGTCGTCCTTGTCAACGAAAGCCTCTTCGCCATACTCTTCTCCAGCGCGCAGGCGCTGCTCATTCCATCCTTCTTGCTTACTCCACTTGCCACGGTCGAGCTTGCCCTTCTCAACCTTGAACCCGGCCGTCATCTTGTAGCCCCGAACGGCGGGCCTGTCTTCCTCGTCCTCCTCACTCTTCTGAGTAATTGTGGGCCGCTCACGTCCTCCCTTCGCTTCCTCGGCTTCTTTCTCTGCCAGCTTAGCCCGCGCCCGCTCGCTGGCTTCTCGGGCTTGCCTTTGGAGAGCCGTCTCTTCGCGCTTCTCGCCCGGCGCTTTGGCGACTTTCTCTTCTGCAACACGCTCCTTGGCCTTCTCGTACTCCTCGGCTACGTCGGGAGCCTCACCCGTCGCCTCTTCGCCAACGCCTTCAGTCGCAACCTCCTTAACCCCCTTGCCCGCTGCGGCAGCGAACTCCTTGCCTGCGGCGCGGCGCTCTTTGAGTACACCTTCTTTGGCAGCTTCACCCTTTAGCAGGTCGCGCTCGCGATCCAAGAACCTTTTGTAGTCGGAGGTCTTGGCGACCTTGATGTCAGCAAGGCGCTTCGCTTCGTGCAACAAGACCGCTCCAGCCGAGTGCGCAAGCTCTGGGTCTTTGCGGTCCTTGAGCATCTTCATAAATTTGAAGCCGCCGTCGTTGGCTTCCTTCACCATCTTCTGCACGCGCGCCTTGACCTGCTCGCGCGCTCCCTTGCCCCCTGATCCTCGGGCTGGATCAGGCGCATGCTCATCGCCCGCTTGAGGTAAGTTGTTGCGCACGATATCATCAGCAACAGCGTTAGAAGCGCGCATCGCCTCTTTCTCAGGCTCGCTCTTCTTGCCGGGCTTCTGTTCTTCTGGCTCCTTCGTTTGCCGGGTGGCGGGTTTAACAGGCTGCTCGGTCGCCACCCGCTGTGCGGCGGCGCGATCCGCTTCAGCTTGCGCCGCAGCGGCGCGCTGCTCCTCTGGCGTCTCGGAGCGTAAAACCCTTCCCTTGGGCGCTTCTGCTTTGGCAGTGGGGGGAGGGGTTTCCTTCGCCAGCTTGAGCCGCGCCGCCTCGGCGTCTGCCGCCTCACGGATTCGTTCAGCTTCGGACTTCTGCGGGACGTAGCCCTCGCCGCCGAAGTGATCGGGGAACAGCATCTTGGCTGTATCCTCCCCCCTCTGCACAGGCTCTTTGCCGGGAGCAACAGTCAAATAACCCTTTCCGTTCGGGTCTGGGTCGCGGTACAGCCTTACTCCGTCTTTTCTTTCGGCTAGCAACTCAGGCTCGGGCGGCTTACTCTCGGGAGTAGCCCTCTCACCACGCGCAATAATTGCTGCACCTTGGTCAGGCGTCATGTGTGAGATAGCTTCGTCATTATGACCAAGATCACGCAGGGCCTTCTTGTCGGCCTGCGTTAGCATCATCTTACCTAATGAACCTTCTCCCTGTGCAACCGTAGGTTCTACAGATGGTTCTTGTACTGCTTGTGGTTGTCCTTCGCGCGCGGGAGCCGCCTCGGCAGCGGCAGGCTCGGCCTTTGCAGGCTCTGCCGCCGCCGCTGCCGGTTGCGCTCCTACCACGGACTCTGCCGCAGGCTTGGCCGCCTGCGCCTCGATCTTGTCTTGCAGCGTGCCATCCTTCGCCGCCGCCTTCAAGCTGTCCTTGCGCCAGCCGCTGCCCCTCGGGCTATGGTCGTAGACCACGGTGCCGCCGTCGCCGGGGAGCTTCACCTTGCCGTACCGCCAATTCTCAGAAAGCTTAGTGATATCAGGGACTTGCGCCCCTTTGGGGTAGATCATCGCATCGCGCGGGTGGCTTGGGTCCACAAGCTCCGCGTGCTGCGCCGCTAGGGCGGCGGGATCAATGGGAGCCGCAGTAGGCGCGGCAGGGGCGGGCGCTGGCTGGGGTTCCGGGGCCGGGGGTGGGGGTGGTGGCCCGGCAGCGACTTGGGCCTCTGGCGGCCTTCCTTGAGGCTCCTGTGCGGGCGCACCTGTAGGTTGTGCAACCGGAGGAGGTGGTTGTACAGACGCTTCCTGTGGCTTACTCACCGGAGTAACTGGTTTGCCGTCCGTCGCGGCCTTAATGTCGGGGGTGATGGGTGAACTAGGGACGCTTTTTGTCCCCGTAGTTGCTTCGTCAGGGGTCACCGTGGTCCTAGCGCGGGGCTTGGCGTCGTCACGCTCCTGCTCTTGCGTGGTGCGTCCCTGTTCGGCTCCTGTCTCGTTTGGCTTAGCGTTAAGGTTGCGTCCCGTCCTGCCATGAAACAATACCCCCGGCAGGGAGAGTTCGGCCCCGGTCTTGAAGCCTTCGCCAAAACTCTCAGCGATCTCGCCGGGGGTCACCGCGCCGCGCGTGCCTGCTTGCTGCTCGGCCTTGGCGGTGAACGCGGTCTGGCCTGCCGCCTGCGCGCCTAAGTTCGTGCCTTCAAACACGCCCCCGGCAAGCGCTTTCCGCACGAGGCTATCGCCTACGATCTTGCCCACTACACCAGAACCGCCAATCTCTGCGATGGGTCCGACCGCGCCCGACAGCATGCCAATTGCGCCTGAGATTTCTGCCGCGTGGGTCTTGTTCAGGCTCTCTTGGGCGATGGCGTACTTGGCGTCAGCCTCCGACATGTAGACGCGCTTGGCGGCGTAGTCCGGGTTGGCTTTTTGCAGCGCCGCGTCGTCTGCATCAGCCACTGCGCCATGCACGTCCGCCGCCGTCTGGCCTGCCGCCTGCGCGCCGAACCCTATCGCGCCGCCTGCAATTGCGCCCGGCGGTCCCGCTATCGCGCCGCCCACGATGGCGGGAGCCGCCGCCCCGGCCATACTGGGAGCCGCCTCTGCGCCCTGCAACAGAGGATGGCTCCAGAACGAACCTTCTCGGCCCTGCTGACCGGCAGGGGTCATGCTCTCTACGTCACGCTGACCGAGTGTGCGCTCGCGCAACGCTTGATCGGCGTAGTAGCGCTGCATCTCGGGCGACCCAGCAAAGCGCGAGCCAAACCCACCGATATCGGACATGCCTTCGTGGTAGCCAGCCGCCAAGCCCGCGCCCACGTCGCTCCACGGCACCGGCCCCAAGTCCCTCGGAGACGGACTGATGGGCGGGCCTGCGCCCCTTGTAGGCGTGGCGTAGATATCGTCGTCGCTTGTTTGCGTTGGAGGAGCCGCTACCGCAGGCGTGGGGGCGCTATCAGAGGCCGGGCCAACCCCACGCGTCGGTGTCGAGTACAGGTCGTCTACGTCGGCCATCAGTTACTCACGCGGGTAAGCCTCTCATGCGGCTGGACGGGGTATGAGACGCGGACCAACCTGCGGCACCAAGTTGGGTCGTGTCGGTATGCCCTGTGAAGGGATCGGCGGGGCTGGCGGCGCTGGCCCGCTCGGCGGACGCGCCACCTCGGGTGGCGGGGCTTGGTTACGCTTCGCTTCAGCGGCGGCGCGCTCCCTGATCAGTCCTCTCAGACTACGGTAGTCCTCCTCCGGTAGGGCAAACTTGCCCGTGCTGACCACCTCGCCATTGTCGTTCAAACGATGCACCGTAACCAAGGAGCGCGGCACGCCATACTCCTTGTCAGCTTTCAACGGTTCGGCAGTGGCGACATAGTTATGGTTGACCACCATGCCGGTCACCATGTCGGCCACCGCTTGCATGCTTTGGGTGGGCGAGTAATGGAAGCCGCTGACCAGCGCTTGCGACATGATGGTCTGCTCTTGCGCCGTCAGAAGGTTGTTGAGCTTCTGGATATCAAACTTCTTGCCGCTGACATAACCCAGCGCCTGCGCCATGATCGCGTTCGGGTCTTTCGGAGATGGGTTTTGTGGGTCGGGCGTCATGTTGACCTCCCGCTCCACTTCTTCGTTGCCACGCGGCTTGGTCTCTTCCCACTCGCGGCTGCTCATCTCCTTGCCAGTTTCAAACTTCTGTCGTCCTTCTTCGCGCGTCGTCTCCATCGTCTGCGCTTGGGTTCGGCCTGCGGCTTCCTTCTCGGCGGCGCGCACCGCGCCACGCTGCTCTTTCCCTGCCGCATAAGATTTCGCTAGTGCATCCCGTTGCGAAGCGATCCGCACCGTCAGGTCGCGACCCTCGGACGCGATATTCTGGTTGACGGTCTGCATCGCCTCGCGCCAACGGGCGTCACGCGCCTGCCATGCCGCATCGCGCGGGCGGTTCGGGTCGGCAGGGAGGATTTCTTTGTTGCCAAGAATAGGATTGCCATCAGGGCTGACGTACTTCTGCCGTATCCCGGCATAGCCGTCATGCTCCTGCTGGTCGAGCGAAGCAGCGATCTTCTTGAAGTCCGCATCCGCTGCCGCTTCCTGTGCGTCGGGCGTAGTAATGTTAGGACCGGCTTGCGATGGGATCGCGCCGCCATGCCCGGTCGGACCCTTTGCCAGTAGGGAACTGTCGGCGGTGGGGGGAGGCGCAGCGGTTTGCGCCGTCGTGCTGTCGGGGCTTTTACCCGGCGATGGCGCAGTCGGAGCAGCAGGCGCAGCGGGCGCGGCGGGCGCGTTCACCTGAAGAGGTCCGGGCGCTGGAGCCGAAGGCTGCGCGGGCGCAGGCGTGGACGCGTTGGCGCTCGGCGTGTAGGGCCGGTCGGTCGGGCCAAGCGCCGCCTCTGACGCTTCCCCTCTGGCTCGCGCGTCGGCTTCCTTCTGCTCCTGTTTCTTCTCGGCGTTACGTGCGTCGAACTCGGCCTTCATCGCCGGGTCGTAGCGCACCGCCATATCCTCGTAGCGCTTCCACGTGGCTGATTGGTCTTTGTAGCCCAGCGCCGCCGCGAGGATCGCGTGCGGAGCAATCCGCTGTACCCACAACTGCCGCGCGTTGAGGTCGCTGCCAACCGCCACGATGCTCTTGCCGTCAGGAGCCATCTGGAAAGTGATATGCCTGCCGTCCACCACATTGTTGTCGGCCTCGTTGAGCGCGTCCATAGCACCCTTGAGGTTGCCGTCGTAATAACGCCGTGCGGCCTCTTCACCGATGGGAGCGTTGGCGATGGCGCTGTATTGCATCTGCGATGCGCCCATCTTGTTCGCGCCCACGATATCGCCACGGTTCAGCATCCACAGCCGCATACCCTCCATGCCTGCGATCTTATGCTCGTAAGTGTCAAGCGCGTTACCGGGGTCTTGAACGTCGTTGCCCTCGTGGTAAGCGGTATGAGAGATCACCGCATCGCCATCTGGCTGCTTGCCGGATGCGAAGTTCATCCGCGCTGTCTGGGTGGTTGGGTCGCCCGCAATGCCTGCGGCCTGCGCGCTGCCCAACCCCACATGCGCCGCGATCCACTGCAAACCGCCCGAGATCGCGTCGATCAAGCCGCGCGACGGGTTGCCCTGATCGTCCTTGATCTGGGGCGTAAGGTTATCCGTGCGCCGATAAGGGCCATGACCTTGGGGTTGGGTTCGGTCACTCTGCTGAGTAACAGGTGGGGTGGTGTCGTCAGGAGGAGTAAAATACTTACCGCCCTGATCGTACTCGCCCGCACCCGCGCCGGGAGCCGCCGCAGCCGCAGCATCGCCTTGCTCGCGCTGCGCGTCCTCGGCCTCGTCGCGCTGATCCTGCATCTCGTCCATGATCGGCGAAGGCATCGTCCCGGCGCTCTCGTCAGGCACATCGCCGCCGTCGTCAAACTTATACACCGTGCCGCCGCGCGCCATCGGCAGGGAGGGAATAGCGCCAGCGGTAAACGTCGGCACGCTGGTCTGAGTCACCCCCTTGCCCACGGGTGCGCCAGCGCCGGAATAGGTCGCCGGGTTGTAATAATAGGGCGGGATCGGTTGCGCGCCTCCCTGCCCCAGACCGGGCGGCATGCCCAGCGCGCTGGCCGAGACATCGCCCGATTGATCCACGCCCCCACCCAGATCGTAGCGGGTATAGTTCTTCCTCGGAGGAGGACGACGGTTACGGCGCGGAATTGGCCCACCCTTGGCCGACAGGATTTGCTGTGATGTCGGCCCAATTGGCCCAGACGGCCCAAACGGCCCCGGAGCAAAGTTCGATTTATTTTGGCTCGTGTCTACCGGTGCCGGTGCAGCAGGTGCGCCCGCGCCAGAGATCTGATTGTTGCCGGTGGTTTGCAGGAGATCGTTGCTGCCAACGCTATAGTTGGTGCCGCCCGTGCTGGTGGTGTTGGTGAACCCTGCGCCGGTCTGCGCGTCCACGTTCGGGTCGTAGCTCTTGGCTTGGACCGCATTGGCAACGCCCGGAATGCCCGTGGTAGTGGTCGCCGTGGGATCGATGGTGGAGATATCAACGATGGGCTGGCCCTGATTGACAACGGTGGATACAGTCGGGGCAGGCTCGTTAAGGGGAGTGGGAGCCGCTGGCGTAGTGGTAGGCCAGACCGCCGCTGGCGTTCCGCTCAGTTGCGACCATCCAGCCCAAGCAGGATTGTTGGCGTTAGCTTTCTCCTGACTGAGAAGGGTTTCCTGATTCGTAGCCCATGTTTGCTGGTTGGGGGCCATGTCAGCGTAAGGCGTGCCAGCCCAGCCACCACCCGCTACCGGCCCGCTGTAATTAGGACTAAGAAGCGATGACGCCGCAGCGCCGCCGCCAGCAGCGAACCCCATCATCGGGCGCGAAGGAATACCCCCCCGGTTAAAGCGCTGGATCGGCCCTCCCTTGCGCGAAAGGATTTGCTGCGATGTTGGCCCAATCGACCCGGACGGCCCAAATGGTCCCGGCGCAAATTTTGGTTTGTTCTGACTCGTATCTACCGGTGCTGGTGCGCCCGCGCCAGAGATTTGGTTGTTGCCGGTGGTTTGCAGAAGGTCGTTAGTGCCGACGCTGTAGTTGGTGCCGCCAGTATTGGAGGTATTAGAAAACCCGGCCCCAGTCTGCGCGTCCACATTGGGATCGTAACTCTTGGCTTGAATGGCGTTCGGCACTCCCGGTGCGCCAGTGGTCGTGGTTGTTGTGGGATCGACAATCGTCGTCGCCGCAGGCATGTTAGTGATGTTCTGCACCGAAGGCGGATTGATCACAGTCGGCGTAGCGGCGGCAGGCGCAGGCGTCGGAGTGGGGGTCGCCGCTGGCGGTTGCCATGTGCCAGCGGTCATCGCGTTATATTGCGCCAACTGATCCGGGGTCATCTTCGACCAATCAGCAGTCAGCTCCTGCCCGCCAATCCCACCTTGCCCCGGCCCATAGGACGTGTAGTACATTGAGTTAGGGTTGTGCAGATCGACTGCCGTCATGCCGGGCAAGCCGGTCATATACTCGTCTGCCGCCAATACATTGCCTTGCAACCCCGGCTGCGCCGCCGCAGCCGCTGGCGTATAGGACGGGTATTGTGCAGATGCAGGCGCGGCCCCGCCAGTTTGCAGCCTGATCGTCGGACGCGACGGAATGCCGCCGTGCGCAAACCTTTGGATCGGCCCGCCCTTGCGTGACGCCGTGGCGACATCGCTACCAAGATCGTCAGGCCGGATCGGCGGCATTGGGGCAGGCACCGACTGCCCGCCGCGTGCGCCCTGCCCTTCCGACAAAACGATATTGCCAGATGGGTTCATCGTCGGGCCGGGGTAAGGCGTCGGCCCTCCCCCCGGTGGCGACAGGATTTGCCCTTGTGGCGGCGACGAAGGCGCGCTCTGTCCACCCCCACCCTGTTGCGAGAGAGGCGGGTTGGGGCCAAACAAATTGCTCAGATTGAGCGCCGTCATCATCGGCGGGCCGCCGCCGCGCGGGTTCGCCTGATCGAGGTTGGGCCGCTCAACTGGAACGAACCGCCCGCCACCCGGTTGGTTACCCGGCTGGTTACTCACCGGGGTAACAGTTCGGGTCGCAGAAACCGGCTGAGCGGCAACGGACGGCGCGTCCGCCGTTGGCGTTCCCCTCGGTCCCTCCATCTTATTGCCTTCGCCACCACCGATTGGCGTATGTGACACAGGCACTGGCGTAGGCGGCTCGGGGCGCACCGTGTTCTGCGTCGATACCGGCTCTGGCACCGACGAGGGCGTAATTCCTACGTTTGGCGGCGCACCCGTGCGTTGCGGCGGACCTTGGATCGGCCTCGGTGACGGCACCGGAGGCAGCGCAGGTTGGTCCTCTTCACTCCAATCACGCCCAACTTTAGACGGCAACACGTCAGGCTTGTTAGCCATCGCCGCCGCTTGGTTCGCCGCTGTCATCACCTGCGCCGGGTCTTGGGTACGGTCTTGCGGGTCAACCGTAGACGGGGCAGGGTATGGCTCACGTGCAGGCGGTCTATTGCGCTCGTCAGGGGTATCGCTTGCCTCTGCCGACTGCGGCGACGTTGCGGGACTGTCTGGCCCAAGCGGAACGCGATGCGCCTCTAAATCCGCCCGCGCCCTCTCTGCCTCTTCCGGCGACAAGGCAATGGTGTTGTCACCCGCCACCTGATAAGAGCCGGGAGGAGGTCCAGCTTGCGCCGTCTCGGGCGGCTTGTTGGCGTTGTATTGCTTCTGCCAATCAGGGTGCGCCCGCTTGTAAGCTTCCGCCGCTTTATCTTCGGCGTCGGTGGTCGGATTAACGATCTTGTCCCAACCCGGCTTAACACCCGTATCCTTAGCACTGACTGTCTCAGTACGCGGCTTACCCGCTGCTGGCTTATCGTCGCCCTTAGCAACTTGCGTCCCAGAGACATAGCCCTGCGCCGCTTTAAAGAACCGCATCCCATTATTGCCGGGGGTAAAATTGGGCGACGACGGATCGGTTGACCACGCCTTCCAGCCCTGTTGCTGATACACCTTGTAAGCGGCGTTGAACGCACCCTGCGGATCACGCGCAGCGTTCACCATCTCAGCAGGCCACGCATGCGGGTTAATCTGGGTCAGGCCGATCTCGCCCGCTTTGCCGACTGCGCCGGGATTGCCGCCGCTCTCGGCCTGCGCCAGCGCCGCCATGTGCGCCGCGTCATCACCCTTAAATCCAGCCTTTTCCGCCATCTTGACCATATCGGCCATTGGCACTTTGCCCTCTGCGGGCGTCTCTTGCTTACCGCCGTATGCCGTATCCGGCAGAGGGCGACCCTCCCAATCCGTCCGCACGGCGCGGCCTTCGGCGTCAAGCGCCGCCTTGCTGCCGGGCTTCGGTTGACCGTAGGCTTTGGCGCGAGCGTCGTAGTAATCTCTACGCGACTTGTAATAGTCACGCATGTAGGACAGCTTGATCATGGCGATCAGGCCGTCAGCGAAGCCCTTGCCGAACGATCCGTAGTGTTTGCCCATTGCCATCAGGGTTACTCTCGTGGGTTAGGCGGGCATCATTTGTTGCTGCGGCATGCCGGGGATCGCGCCCCGCGTGGTCGCCATGTGCGTGGGCCGGGATACAAATCTTGGTTGTTGCGGAGGAACGTTGGCGGGTTCACCGCCTACGTCGCCACGCTGCGAGAACTGCTGCTGGCCTCGCCGGGCTGCGTCAATCTGCTTGGCGAAGTACTCGTGGCCCTTCCATGTGGCCACGTCCTTGGGAATGACGAACTCGTTAGCGGTCAGCATCGCCGGAACATCGTCAGTCGCTTGTCCATTGCTTGGGGAAGCATGCGCAGGCACGCCCCCGCCCGGTGTAGCGTCACTGGGCAGCGCACCGGGTGGGTACTGCGACGGCGGAATGGGAGAGGGCGGTATGCCGGTATCACCGCCCCCTTGAGTGGGCGTCAATTGCGGATCGCTCGGTCCCACGTCACCGCCATTATCGTAGCCGCCAGTCTTCCGCATGTACATCGACGCCGCATCGCGCGCCATTGTCGCCATTGGATTGGGTTGGGCTGGCGGGGGCGATACGCGAACCATGCCGCCCGGCATGCCTGACGGCGCTGGCGGTATGCCCGTGGAGCCATCGCCCACGCTGCCGCCGTCGTCATATTTGGTGATCGGCCCGCCCTTAGCGGCAAATTTAAGCATCCCAAACCCGGCCAGACTGCCCGCCGCCTGCCCAAGCCCGGCCATCTCGGATGCGCCCGCTTGAGCAAACTCGGCTTGCGATTGGTTATAGCCGTTGACAGCGTTCACATAGCTGTTCATGTTGTTCGCGCCAGCGTTGAACCACGCTGTCGGGTTGGTCATAGCGGTGGAGCCTGTGGATAAGTTGCTCTGCGCCGTCCCTGCCGCCCCGGACGCCAGCCCGCCTGCGGTGCTAGCCGCCTGCGTACCCACGCCGGTCAAGGAGCCAGTCGAGTTCGCCAACCCCATGCCAGTGTTGAGCGCCTGTCCCTCCAACCCCATCTGTTGCATGCGCAGGTTCTGCGCGGCGGTGGTGCCTGCGGCGGCTTCGGCAGCGCCCAGCATAGGCTGGGTAGAAGTGTAGAGCGAGGCGTACTTGCCCGATGCCGGGTTCACCCCATAACTTCTAAGCGTCTCGGCGGCAGAGTTGATCCCCGCCATGCCCTGCTCAGCCACGTCGGACATGGCTTGGCCACGCGCCTCGGCAATGGCGCTTGGCGAAGCCCAGTTCTCGGCTTGGCTTGCGAACTGGGTTTCCAGCGGCAGGAAGGTGCTTTGGTACTCCTGCCACTGTTGCGCACTCTCGTCCTGAGATTGGGTGAGCGACTGCGCTTCTTGGGTAGCGAGATTGATCTGCGCCTGCTCGGACGCATCGACAAGCGGCTGCTCTTGGTTCCAGACTTGCTGAGTCCACTGAAGCTGCTGCTCGCCAAGCGAATAAGCTTCCTGCGCGGCTTGCGCAGACGCCATCGCTTCCATCATGCCAGAACTGTCTGCGCTGCCCTTGTCACCCATCTCGGTTACTCACTTGGGTAATGCTCATAATGCTCATCATGTTATTGCATTGCGCCGACTGTAGTCATGTTTGCCAACGGCAAGTTAATATCGTTCGTTCGCTCTGGTGGCGCGTACTCAATGAATGGCATGGGCAAGTCGAGCCATCGGCATTCTTCCTTGAGCATGCTCATGATATGCATACCACTCATCAGGCCATTGTATACGTCCTTGATCAGGTGCTCATCCTTGAAGCCAAGCTTAAGATTGGCGTTGTGCGCTCGCACATTGCTCTCAGGCACCAAGCCTATAAGTTTTTTCACCTTGAGTTGGTTAAACGGGTAGTCGAACGCCAGATAAATCATCACCCGGTTCACCCAGTGCGGATCGAACCCGGCCATATGAATGGCGACGGAGCCGCCCCGATACTCAGTGAACAACACGCCCCCTAAGAGGCGATCCGTATCGGTATAGCGCGCGATGCAATGGTGCAGCTTCGGCACGAATTGAATATGCGCGGCAGTGGCAATCGCCCTGATTGCATGCACGTCATCGATGCGGATGGTCATGGTATCCTCACTGAGGTAACCTGAACCGGCAGCGGGATAGGCTTAGCGGGTCGTGGAGCTTTCCCCAGTGCGGCGCTAGCGGCGGCAGGAGCGGCGGCGCTGCCGACTGCGGTCTTACTAAGGGCGATCTGGTTGGCGACGAACGTGCTAAGCCCTGCGTTGGTGACGAAAATCTGCGCCGCCGATGACGGCGTGTAGTTGGGGCTGGGCGACTGCGCGTTCATGATGATCATGGTCATCGACTGCTGGATCGCGTCCAGCGTAACGCGCATCGACCGGGCGTCGTTGCCCGGCGACGGAATGCTTGGGTAGATGCTCTTGCCAGCCATTATGCCGCCTTCAGTTCTTTTACACTGGATGCACACTTAAAGAACCGCATGCCGATCTGACCCTCGAATTGGAACTCCCATAGCTCGGCTTTAAAGTCGCCCGGTATCAGCAACACCTCGCCCGACTTCTGGATTTCCCGCACCACAATGGGGTTGCCATCTGCGTAGACCCGCACAATCAAGTACTGAGTGGTGGGGTCGAAGGTCTGCCCTTGGTCGGTGTTCCGCGCTCCCAACGTGATCGTGACCTCGGGCGGCACCTCAAACAACACCATGAACGCCTTGAATAGCTGCGGCGCGGTGAAGCGGAACATCTTAGTTTTCCACTGCCAGCTACGCAGCGTCGTCGCTCCCGACACGCTCTGCGGCGGGTTCCACTGCATCACCGCCCCGCCCCCTATCAAGACAAAAAGCTGCCCCGATAACTCATCAGAGTAACAATTAATGATTTCGGTCTCAGGCGGGACAGGCCGCAAATAGGTGAACGGCACGTTCGGCACCGAGTTGTCCAGCACGAACCCCAGATACCCCAACCCATCAGGGCTAGGGATGGGTGAGCTTTTGATAAAACTGGCGTAGCTCGATCCGTACTTGCCCGCCGCCCACTGCGGCGGCAGCAACGAGTAGTGAAACTCTTTCTCGAAAATGCCGATGGTGACGTTCTCGGTGCCGCCTGTGTTCAGAAGCTGGATGCCATTGGGCGAAGCATAGTACGCGCCCTCGCCCGCGCTCACGATGGAGCCGCGCGAAATGCACGGCTCGTTAGCGGTGATCTTCCCTATCGTCATAGTGTCGGGCGTCACACCCGTGGCGATAAAGGGCGATCCTTCGGTCATCACGTTGAGCGAGGTGCCATTGGCTGTCAGTCCGACGATGGGATAGTCCACTGTCAACGCGTACTGAGGAGGCCACGCATGCGGCAAGTACGCAGCGCTGAACCACACCTCGCGCTCATTGGTGTACCCGGCAGCGATGCCGTTGGCCATCATCACCACGCCCTGCAATCCAGCGGGGGGAGGGGCAAAGCCAATAGTGCTGAGAATGAGGTTGCCGGTGATAGACGCATCGCTAGCGTTATCAGTAATGGTCACCGGGCCAACCGGATTAATCGGCACCTCGGTGACTTGAAAGTAAGTGGCGTTGCCAGACGCGTCGGTGACCGTACGATACAACCTATAATGGCCGGGGTTCATCGCCCGCCCGGTGTTATAGCCGGGCGGCGGGATGGGGATAACGATCACCCACGTCCCATTGCCGTCGCCCGACGCCACCGTCGCGGGCGAGGGTTGCCCCTCCTCGGCAAAGTCGTTAACATAAGTGTAGACGTAAGCGCGCGTCTCAGGCAGGGCGGTGAGAAATTGGATCGTGTCGCCAGCTTGCACGCCACCAGCAATCACGGCGTTGCTGATGGTCACCTGCCCAGCAGCCATGTTGATGGTCGATACTGTCGCGCCATTCACAATCTGATTAGCGTTGTCGAACTGGAATGTGTCGCCCGCGACCACGTTGCCAATCAGCGCAACGCTGATCGTCACCGCTGTAGGGCTGACAACCGCAACCTTCGTACCGGGGAACACCACTGCCGGATTAGAAGTGCATATGCACGTCATGCCCGAGACAATGTTGTTTGGCGCACTGCCAGTGCTAGAAAATGTCAGCACTGTTGAACCAAGCGCAGACGCAACCGTCACCGCCGCCGTCAACCGATGGTCGGTCAGGTCAATGACGTTCATACCGATAGTGACAGCGCCCAGTGAGTTAGCAGCGAACTGTAGCAGCGAAGACCCTACGGCGGTAGCGCCAGTGGTGACCAGCACGATTGAAGACGATGGCGGGGTGACGGTCGGCGGCGTACCGGGCGCAGGGATGCCAAGAATGTAGTTGGGCGCAGGCGGATCGAGTTGCAGGTTCGCCAACGTGTTGTACACCGGCCCCGGCGAGGTAACAGGCCACGACGGATTGGTTCCGTCTGCGTCATATTGATCGCTAGGGAAGAAGTAATAGCGGTTGAAAGTATCACCCACCGTTGGGTTGCGAATGGTGGTCATGAATGGATCAGGATACTCCAACCACAACGAACCAGTAGAAGTAAAGTCGGGCGGGTTGTCAGTGTTCAACGGTATTCGGTAAACCTGTTGGGTGTCATCATAAATCGCGTCGTACACCGCATTAGCAGCGCGAAACCCGCGTATCTGCCCCCGGTACAGCCACGCGTTGTTCGCCAACTGCGCGTTGTTATCCGGCAGGAGAAGCGGGTCACGGATTGGCAGCATGCCGCTGAAGTCGGCTACCATAATTGTCGGAACTAGCGTTACTCCTTCTCGTTACCCTCTTGAGTAACCTTGTTGCGGCGAGAGATCATCTTAGCTCCATAGTCATGCTCGGCTTGAGTGCGCTTGGCATACACCGATAGCGCCTCCTTGCCTGCCTCCATCTCCAATTCGGTCGCCTCGTTAACGATCTCGTCGCTCACATCGAGAGGAGGGGCCATGTTGGGTTTAGGCGGAATGCCGTGGATGTTCATCCGCATCGAAGGCGGCGACTCGGGCGGCACAGTCTCCGCAGCAACATGCGCCCCAGTGAGAGGTTCGCTGGGAGGAGCGCCGTGCAGCGGGTTAGGTCTTGCGGCTGGGCGCGGGGCCGCCGCCTGACTTGATGATGGTGGCCTTACGGGCGGGTTCGGGGAGGTCGCCATTGGTTTCTCCTGTTGCAGGTTCGGGCGGCGCGTAGGGTGTGGGTTGGTTGCCTGCGTCACACCAACGCAGAAACTCCAGATAGTCCATGTTCCCTTCATCGGACGGGATGAACGCGCTGTCCACGTCGCGTTTCACCATGTTCGTGCTGGGTGCGTTAGTCATAACGTCCCAAACTTCTGAATAGGTCGTATCCATCATCGGTCGTACAGGCATGTCATATCTCCGCGCTAGCTTGATAGTAAAATGTAGCCGTACCAGTCCCGGTAGCAGTAATATTCGCCGCTACGTAAGCCGAATTTACTTCTGCATAACCAATAACAAGATTAGAGCAATTTGTATAAGATATTGTCCCAGATATAAATGTCATAGTTGGAACCACGCGCATCGCTGGAAATGACAACGTAGAGAATACCTGATTACCAGCAGTATTGTACCCACCGACGATGGCGAACGCTACATTAAAATATCGAGCGCACCTTGCATATCTCGCATCTAAGCTTTGCACCGGAAACGCTGTGGCGACGTTGCCAAGCTCCCATTTAACGCCTGTGACCGCCCACTTCGCGCCGTTGGTAGCGACCACATTGACTGCGCCGGTCGCGCCAGCGAAAGCCCCCGCTACCCAAGTTCCCGCCGCACGTCGCCCGTTCGCGCCCGAACCGAGATCAAAACAAACGTACATCCCGACGCCGGAGCCAGTCAGAACCCACGTCCCGCCCGTATCACCGGGAATAGTAATAACGACCTTCGTCCAAGTGTTGGCGGTGGGAATAGAGTAAGAAAAGACGTAAGAACGATTGGCAGGGCCATTCTGAATACAACCGCTAAATGTTCCAGTTAAGCTAGAGCACACCCAAAATGATAGAGTCATCGGCTGCGCGTTCGCCGTCCCCCATTGGCAATCGCCAATCATATCGCACTCAAGCCCCTGCTCGATACCATACAAATCAGTAGCTATTGGTGTATGAGCAGCTAGAGACTGCGCGCCTAAATAGTACTGAAACCCAGCGGGAGGCTGCGGCGAGCCGTTATAATTTTGCCCGTAGTTAAATCTCGCTGTCGTTTCATTTATATAAGCCAGCCAACGATCAGTAACAAATGTTCCCACTGTGGGCGTAATCATCGCCCCTGCGTTATGCACGTCGATCCACATATCGCCGTTATCAAGGCGGTTAGGATTGATCCCCCCAACCACAGTCGAAGCCAGCCCGCCAGCCAACCACTTGGTTCCGTCCCATTGCCACGTCACGCCTGCGGCGGTAAACTGCTGGCCGACCGTAGGATTGCTAGGAAAATCGATCATCAGCTAAATCTCCGCGCTTGCAGTCCATTGAAGACCAAACTGCACCTGACTAGACGCTATTGTCTGAGTGGCAAGCCAATTAAAGTTATTAGTCAATGTATCGCGCGTCCCTCCAGTTACGTCCACACCATTCGCTATGTCACGTATCATACCGGAAGCCCCCGTAGCCGTCGAGTATGTCACGATTGTTGGCGTTGCGCGTTTGGTTACTTTAAAAAAAGCAGTACTACCGCCCCAATTTATCGTAGTAGCCAATCCAGTTGTCATAAGGTATGAATTTGGACTAATGTTTGTTGTCCCCGGCACAACTCCAGCAGGATAACCAGTCTCAAAATACCTCTGGCAGCGCGCCAGTTTGCGCGCTAAATCATCTGGCACGAACGGCGTGGCGACACTGCCCGCCTCCAGCTTGAGACCAGTGATCGCCCAATTCGCGCCGTTGGTTGCGGTAACGTGAACCGCGCCAGCCGCCGCAAAAGCCGCCGTCGTCTGCCAAGCATTGAGAGTCGGGGTTTGGTTAGTCGAGCCGCTACCGAAATCGAAAACGACAATCATCCCAATATTGTTGCCAGCATTCGGCCAAGCAAGCGCGTTAACCGCCACGTCGCCCGGAATGGTAATGGTGATCTTGGTCCAAGTGTTCGCTGTCGGCAGAGAATAAGTCGTGGCGTAAACGCGATAATTCGCACCGCCTGAGGTGGTCGCTGCGCCGCTCATAATGGTGAAGCTAAAATTACCGGTCAGACTAGAACGCGCCCAAAACGACACAGTAAATGGCTGCGCACTCGCCGTTCCCTGACCAAGATCGCCGATGAAGTCAGCTTCGATATCATGCTGCATTTGTAGGACGGCCCCAGCCACCGATGTGTAAGCCGAGGTCGATTGCACGCCGAGGAAATAGGGAAATCCCGGCGCTTTGGTCGTAATGGCGGCGAGATTTTGCCCAATGGTAAACCGGGAAGTCGCTACAGAATTGTAAGACGCGAAGCGATCAGGGCACCATTGACCAGCGGTCGTAACGGCGACGCTCGCCCCAACATTGTGCTGGTCTACCCACATGTCTCCATTATCTATGCGGTTAGGATTGTTAGGCGAAACCCCGGTCGCCCCCTGCGGCCCCGTTGCCCCCTGCGGCCCTGCCGCCCCTGCCGGTCCTTGCGGTCCAACCACATTGACCGCCACCACCCACTGGGAACTATTGCCGTCGTTAAACCAGACGTAGAGATTTCCGCCTACGCTGTCCCACCACAGCGTACCCGGTTGCGGATTGGAGGGAGCCGTATCGCCAACGCCAACCGAACCACCGATCTGCGCCCAGTTAGCAGGATTGAACGCACCGGGAGCGTTTGCCGCCACACAGCGGTAAAGCTGACCTGCTTGAATGACGAACTGCCCAATCGCGTAGTTCGCCGCATTTGAATAGAACGTGATCCCGATCAGGTCTTGCGCCGCATTGGTCGCGTTGACCACGCCCATCTGTAAGTCAGCAAAGTTGACATACAGTTCCCCCGGCTGCTTGCCGGTAGGCCGGTTGCCAGAAACGCTGGAGCGAAGCGATTGTACCCTTCCGGTCATGGCTATATAGCCCTTCTAAAACGTGCCACAGTCAATATTGGCGTTGGCTACACTACTCGTAACATACTGCATCGGCACCGCGTCGAGCGGGTTGATCGGATTACCCACGAGAGTAAGTATGCCGGTCATCGTCCCGCCCGTCAGCGCCACTCGCGTAGTGTCGGTCGGATGCACGTGATCGCCGCGCGTGAACGCAGGCGATGACCCAGATGACCCTACACTGTCCATCGCAGGCACAGCGTTCGACGCCACCGGCACGTTAGCGATTAACGCGTAAGACGTGAGCGCGTTAGCAACTTGCGCCGCCGTCTGATAGCCCGAAGGATTGCTCGCCGCGTAACGCGAAGTGTCGCTCGGATGAACGTGGTCAGCGCGGGCGAAGGTTGTACCTGTACCAACCGCCGCTGTACCGTCCATACTTGGCGGCGTCGTTGAAGCCGCAGGAGAAGGCGGGATGTTGGCGGTTAGCGCGTAGGGTGCGAGCGTAGTATCCAGATCAGTAATGTCAGCCGAGATCAAATGCACCCACGTCGCATCATTGCGCGAGTAGGTGGTGCCATCACTCGGCGCATCAGCAATGCCACCGCCACTGGCGGTTGGCACCCATGTGTTGTTCTGTCGCGCGTAGGCAGTGCCATTTGCCGGTGCGTCAGGAATAGGCGCAGCCCCCCAACTAAACGTATTCGATGCGTTGGCAACAAGAATTTGCCCCGGCTGACCGCCACTGATCTGAAGAGTTGCTGGGCCATTAGCCAAAATCAAACCGGGTGCGCCAATCGCTCCAGTGAAATTGCCGCCACGCAACGGCATGTAGAGCGACAACGCCGTCACTACGTTGGCAGCGCTCTGGTAGTTCGCCGGATTACTCGCTGGGTAAGCTGCCGCCCACAACCCATTCTGACGACCATACAACGTGCCATCGGTCGGCGCGTCCTGAAGCCCCTGTCCGGTCAGCGGCAACCATGCATTGTTGTTGCGAGCATAAAACTGCCCATCGTTCGGTGCGTCAGCTTGGATCGGCGTCACCAACCAATTGCTGTTGCTACGTGAGTAAAGCAGGCCGGTCATCGGTGCGTCAGGAATAATTACGTTCTGCCGCACCCACACACCATTGTTACGCGCATAGGTGTTACCATCCACTGGCGCGTCAACTTGGATCGCGTCAGCCTGCCACGTGCCGTTGTAACGCCCGAACCGAACGCCGCCCCCCGGCGCTTCCGTGATATATTGAGGAAGCGCGTACCAGTTGTTATTCCGACGCGTGTACATCACGCCATCAGCGGGCGCGTCAGCCTGAATGGGGACGGTCACCCAAAAACCATTGTAGCGCCCATAGAGGATGCTGTCTTCTGGCGCTTCGATCACAAGGTTGGTCGAGGCAACCACCTCCCAGCCGAAAATGACGCCATCAGTCACCCACTCAGATAGCGTCTCAGTGTCGGTGTTGAACCACTGATCCATCACATTCGGATTGCTCGGCGGCGCGGCTCCCCAGAAGTACCGCACCCCAGAGTTCACGTAGCCCTGCGTCGGCTCGCCCAGCGGCAACTGAGTATACAACGCCGGAACGGGGTTGATCGTTTCGCAAGCGCAGTCGGCAGAAGAAGGGATTTGGATCGACAGCCAATCGGTCCAATCCACACCGCTGGAAGTCACACTGATCCCAAGCGTGTACATCTGCCCAGCGATGCCGCCCGAAACCAGAAAGATCAATTGCGAGCCAAGCGAAGAAAGCTCTCCTGCTGCTCCCGATTGAAGGAGTTGCGCGTAGCTGACCACCAGCGCCGGATTGCTGGTTACATCAACCGAAAACGAGAACCCATCTACCGTCGTCGTCGGTTCGATTTGGCTATAGTCGATGACCACCAGCGTCTGCTCGGTCAACTGTTTGACGTGGGTAACCAAAGATGACCCGGTGTTGACCGAGACATAGTAATACGCACTGTCGGTGTTGACGACGCCGGAAGGAAGCGCGTAACCCATCTCATGGCCCCGGTGCTGGAGGGGTATCTGGCGGTGGCGACAGCCACAGCATGAACACTACGCTATCAGTGCTTGGCGGCTCGGCAAAGCCAATCTCGTCACCAGAAGCGGCAAACTGTACATCCGGCTGCTGCCAGACGCCATCGACCGACACTAGCAAGGTGTTCGATGTTGGGATGGTCAAGTCTGTGCCGTCCACCGCCGTCATGGTGAAGTCGGTAGTAATCCCATCCGGCGTGATCGGACTAATGGTGACAACCTGCGCGCCATAGCCGCCACCACCGCCAACCGTGGCCTCTTCCCAATAGCTCAACAGGCCATTGGTGACAAAATCAAAAATATTGCCAGTCGAAGAATCATACCAGCGATCCAGCACGTTGGGCGCGACCGGCGCGGTGGCGCTGACGAAGAACCGTGGCGCAGTGTTGACAATGATCGAGCCATCGCCGCTCACTGCGCCCTGCGTCGGCGGCGGGGGCAGGACCATCGCACACCCGCAATCGTCGCCACCCAGCACGTTCACTGTCAGATAGTCAGAGCGCACCTCATTGTCGCTCATTAACCCGTTGATGGTAATCTGGTAAGAACGCCCAGCGATACCGCCATAAACAGTAAACACCAGCGACGGACCCGTGTCGCTCCACTCCGAAGCAAAGATCGACAATTGCGGCGAGCCCCCCGGCCTAATCTTAAACGAGTAGGAAGTCAGATTGACGGGAGGGGTAAGCTGACTGTAATCGACAAAGATCGAGGTGGCGGCGTCGAGCGGCTTGTTGTAGCTGCCCAGTTGCAATGTCGAGTTGGCGACGAACGACGCCGGGTTGCCCTGCATGCCGGGGATCAGATACGGGTAGT